CTGGTGGTATATATTTTCTATATGTTTTAAATGCTTTTTCAGCACCATTAGCCAACATTTCTCCAGTAACAATAGCATTTGGATCTCTTTGTTTTATATAATTGTCACATATTTTTTTATATGCTTCCTTGTCTTCACTTTTTGTTAAATCTAAATCAGTAAAATCAATTGAGCCACCGGTTTTTACCGCTGGATCAATATATTGTTTAATATCTTCGCTAGTGATTCCCTTTGCTTTTAGATCGTCAACTAAACGATCTACCATTTCTTTGGTGATGGTTTCACCTCCATTGGAACCTGAGACAGATGTAATTGATGGTGCACCGCTTATACCCTCTTTGTTAGAAACATGTAGATGGTTATAATGATTACCACCAGTATTTGTCTGCCATAGAACGGCTTTAGGGTTACCACTTTCTGTATTCCAGCTATAACCCATGGAAACTAAGGCGTCCTTAACTCTGTCTCCGTATTCTTTAAATTTTTTATTTCCATAACCCACACCATTTAAAAGAGCAATATCAACAGCTGTACCGAAACCGTGTCTACTTAATTTACCACCTATTGTATATTTGCTGTGGCCAGTACTGGCAGTTGTAATTGTTATAACAACACCAGCCGCCTCGGCAGCAGATTGTAGGTCTGCTAATAATGCATCGTTTACTTCATCATGACGAGTATCGTAATCAACTTTAACATGTGAATATGATTGATCTCCTATTTTTATAAAAGATTCTTCAATTTTTTCTACTATACTTTTGTCTTCTTTGTATTTTCTAACAGCTTCAGCCGTTTCGGGACCAAATAGTCCATCCGTACCAAATCTAGGTAATTGATAACCTAATATCTGAAGAGCGATTTGAACAGCTTCAACAGATTGTTGGTGTGTCATTGATCCATAGTCTTGTTGACTGACTGGTTCTTTAATGCTTTCTAGAATCTTATAAAAATCCTCTACATTATCTCCAATATAATCAGCTTTAGTTGTAATGTCCTCTGATTTTTTAGTCACATCAACATCGCCACCTAAACCAGAAATAAAATCCTGTGCTGCTTTTACACCTTTTTCTAGATAAGATCCACCTTTTGATATCAAATCATCTAAAAAATCTTCGTTTAGGCTTTCTTTCTCAAGTCTTTTCTTTAACCTTAATATTTGGTCTTCATTAAATACAAATCTCATAATTTATAAATATCACATTTACCCAACTTTTATCCATTTTTGGGTTGAATCTAGTTTAAATGAACCGATATATTTTTGTTTCCATTGTTCTGGGGGAATTAGGGATAGAAAGGTTGTATCATCGTTTCTCATATACAGATGATAAGTTTCGTTCATTACAGGAACAAAACTATAACTCGATGAATAAACGAGCTCATTCCAATTAACCTCATCAACAAGTTTGCGAAACTCTTCTTTAAGTTCTTCATATTTTGTTTGAAACTGTTTGTTTGCCACATTTGCTTGCATTTTTTTCCATCCGCCAACATCCTCTAACTTAATAGCCGGGGCGCCAACGTTTGAGCCATAGGTTAATTCTTTTGAATAATAACCCTTCTCCTCATCCCATACAACTAAATCTGGCTTTTTCTTTTTCATACACCTCCTTCGGTATGTGCTTTATTGTCATCCCACTTTTCATTCTCCTCCCAAGGCGCTGTCTCTTCGCCCCAGTTTAAAAAATCTTCACCCTTATAATCCGGATGATGTGTGTTCATGTAGTCAATACCTCTAACCCAGAAGTATGAAACGATTGCGGAAACAAATAGGGAAATCCCGATTGCGATTAAGTAGTTCATATTGTTTTATATTAAAAATTTTAAAATCTTTTCTTTGATCCCACTCTGCTTAATCCCTTCTGATCCAAAAGGTGTCTCAACAAAATTGTCTAAACCCCAATCGTGCACAAAGGGAACACTATAATCAAGTCCAGTTTTACCCATTCTCAAATCATCAATCGATACCCAATGAGTTATTTCAGGGTGATCAATAAGATATTGTCTAATCTCAATTGATCTGGTCTGTTCCAATTCCCATTCACGTGACCACATAAATCCGCCAGGATAAGCCTCAATAATCCAATCACATTGTCCTAGGTTAGGTGTGAAATCGATAGGTTTTTTAATGATCCCCTGTTGTTCATAGTATTCGCCCATTTGCTCAACATTCGCCCATCTCTTCCAATCAGAACTAACAACAATTTCAGCACCAGTCTCTTCCAATATTGAATTAAGAACTTTAATCGCTTTATCATCGAAGTCATCAAAACGATATTCCAAAGGAATCTCATCGTTACTCATAGACAACTTACGCCCTCCCCACTTTTTTTGTTTCTTGAAACGTCCACCCCAGTTATTGGATAAACAAATCACACCATCATGGTCTAGAAATATTACCTTCATTTTTTCTTCTTTTAAGTAGTAAATTAAATGTACTTAAAATTCCTAAAAACATGAAGACTTGAACTGGCCAATATGGCAAGTTTTGTAGCTCATGTAACATCCAAAAGATGTTCATAAAAAGCCAAGATAAAAGAACCAAGTTAGAATCTTTAGATTCTTTATCCGTTATAAAAATATAGATAGCCAATAATGCTGTTGGTAAAACCATAGTCGTCGCCATCCAAGTCCACTTTAATGTCCAAAAGATATCCTTAAGCAGCCACGAAATTACATGGATTTCATGAATATTCAAAATTTTTTTATGAATTTTCATTAATATATTCCAGTTGTGGGTTCCAAACACCTTCAGATGTTATTTTAGGTGCACCATTTCTGTCAATCATAACCCATTCATATTTCACAATACCCCAAGATTCAAACTGTTCTAATACGTCTTCTAGGGTAAAGCATTTGCATGAGTAGATATCAAACTGAGCCATAGCTGGATTATAATGATCCCAAATATGGATTGATGCATGCGACGTTGCTAATGTTACGGTACCTGTTAAACCCTCATTTCCTGGGTAATCGACATAAACACTAGTTGGTCCAGCCACCACTTCCATTCTTACTTTGTGTACTAAATCAACAAACCATTTATTGAGAACTTCCACGTCTTTCGGTGGGTTTTGAATCCAAATCTTCATTAAAAGATGTTGGTGATAAGGGACAAACTCTTCTTGCATTAATATGTAATTTTACATTACATATATATCATGGAAATTGTAATATTCTAAGAATTTGCACTAAAATATATTTTAACCGGGAATTCACCAAAAACAAACTTGGTGACATCACAAAGCCAAAGTCTTAATGAGTAGGGGACACCTCTAAACTCGTTTAAACAATACCATGCACCTTCGCCATATTCTGGACCTTCTAGTAACCCCTGACACTCATAATGTAATGTATCTGACCCTTCAAATTGATTCTTTGATAAGGTTACATAAACATTATCTTCACCTTGTGATAATATGTCTAAGAATGTATCGGCTCCCATAACCATTTGTAAATCGCTTTTATCTCCTTCCCATCCAGGCAGATCTATGAACCACCCATCATCTTTATAAAATCGATAAATTCTCATTTATTATATTTTTTAAAGTTGTTGATAAAATCTTTTTCATATCTGCTAAGCTCTTTGGTATCTAAACCATTATATAACCCAGTAGACATGAATGCTTGGATCTCATCATCAATTATTTTCTTATCATTGTTATAACCCATCTTCACAATCTTTTTTGTTAACTTATCATAGTGTGATGGTTTTATATTTGAAATTAATTCGTTACAATTTTTTTTATATTCTTTGTTTGTGTAATATAAGCCATGTGCAATTTCATGATCCATAGTCTTAGATTTAAAACTATCTGCACCAATCAAATACCATTTAGTTCTCGGCTTATTATATCTAAGAGGGTAGTTTTCGCAGTGATACCAAATATCACTCATGATTTCATCATATGGCCCCTTGTCCTTATTGAATGCATTCAATCCTTTTTCTACCACGTTTGATGGGATGTTAAAGCCACTCCAATCTTCTGGGTATGTGAATAAGTTTTTCTTCCACCTATTCCTATAGACCACCATATATTTTTCCCAGCTAAAAAATTTACCCCTTATTTCTTCATAAGGAGATTCGTAAAATTCTTGATACCTACAGAACAACATTGTTCGTTGGTAATTATCTTTTATTGATACCGCAAATATCTGTGGTCTTATTTGTTTAACTTCACCGACTACGAAGTCATTTTTAATTTTCATAAATAAATTTTTTACCGATTTTCATAATCACCTCTTCTTCTTCAGGTGTTAATCTATGGTACTTACCATGTATAGCGTTAAGATGTTCTTCAAACATCTTTTCACCTAATGATAGTGTTGGTGATGGTGTGGTATCACTCTTGTTAATATACCCGTCTTCAACCAGGGCTTTTATCAAATCTTCTTTTTCGCTTTCAGAGCATGCGGAAAGGAACTCATCAACATCGATGTCTACATCGTCTACATAAAATGATGGCATAGCTTTTTAATTTAAAAGATTTCTAACAATTATTGTTAGGGATATTACTATCCAAATAGTATTAAAAATAATTAGGGTTGGTAATGACTTTCTCATACTTGCCCAGATCAATAGTGAAGAGGTCGCAAGTGTTAAAAAATGAAAATACCATAGCTCAATACCAAATATTAAACCGGGTACAATAATAATGGCTTTAGCCATCCAGGAAGTAAACTCTATTATATTGTAATCGGTCCAATACTTTTTATCTTTGAACATTATTAAACGTTCCCAGATTTTTCCAAATCCAATAAACGCGTAGAGAGCTGTAATAAATGTTGCGTAAACTATAAAATAAATCATAGTTTAATATAAGAAAAAAAAGTGAAATAAAAAAATTATAATGCAAAACTTTCGCCGCATCCACAAGTTCGAGATGCGTTAGGGTTAACCCAATGAAACCCTTTCCCGTTTAATCCATCTGAATAGTCTAACTGAGTACCGAAAAGATATAAAACGGATTTTTTATCTATGACAACTTTTAGTGCACCAAGATCAATAATATCATCAGTCGCCTCAACAGTATCATCAAAGTCCATTACATATGATAAACCGCTACATCCACCACCCTTAACACCAACTCTAAGATGATGAGTGTCTGGGGTAAGTCCCTCGTTTACCATTATTTCTAACAAATGATTTAATGCCTTTTCAGAAACCGTAACCATTATTTTAAATCTTTAATCTTTAGCAGGGAATCAATTGTTTTCTTATCTGCTTTTATTTCTTGAATAGTGTGAACTTCCTTTCTTAATTTAGCTAATTCCTTTTGTTGGAAATAACAAACAAGTAAAAGAGCCACAGCACCACCCATCGTTATATTTTTTTGGTTTTTTTTAAAAAATTCTATCATGATTATAAATATTTTAATCCAACAATTCGTCGGTATTGATGCTGTGATCGTCAAGAATTTCATATATCTTTTCAAAAACCATATCAAGTGCTTCGTACTTATCAAGCTCTTTGCCATCCATAGACCATTCTAAAGACTTCCTGGTGTTGTGTGTTATATCCCAAAGGGCTGATGCCATATCCAATGATTTGATAGCTCTGAAATGAGCTTTTCTATCATCGGGGTCATCCATATCAAATTTTAAGATTGCTTCCGCCATAAGTCACTTAATTTTCTTGCTGGTCTTTTTGTTATCAATTTGCCATCATCTTTTTCCTCCATCAATGGTGCCCTCCATATTTCATAAGCCATCCATAATGTTGTGATGATTGCTACTAGGATTAGATATTTCATATTAATGGTTTTTATTGCATTTGCATAAAATATTTTGTTTTCCAAAACTGCCACCATTTTCTTTTCACAATTGGTTTACATTCAGAAAATGGATTGTTCCCAAATGAAACCGTGTTTAGATATTTCGATGTTAATACATTTAAAAATATCTCGTGATATTTTTTGGGGATCTCATCAAAATCTGCTGTTATTTTAACATTCAAAAATTGTGGCCCGTCTTCGGAATGAACAATAAGCTGCTCATTCAATGTAATTACTGTACTTGCTTTAATGTTAACATATCCCGAATTACCTAGATTTAATTCTCCGGTAATATGTTTTTTAAATTCTTCATCTGACATATTATTCTGTTTCGTGGTACATCCATTCTTCCATCTCTTTACCCAATTTAGGGTTAACTTCTTTAAGATGTTCTAATGTTAATTCGTATCTACCTGAGTTTGTTTTTTCAATAAACAATTCGTCATGTAGACTATCAATTCTGTTTTGCAATTCAGCTTTTTGAATGTCACCCCCAGAAATAAATCCGTTATCGGTTTGGCATTGTTTGAGCTCTTCTTTTTGATTTAAGTACTGGACTAGCAATGTTATAAATGCTAGGGTAACCAATACCAAATAAAATCTAACTTGTGTTAAAATTTTCATAGTTTTTGTATTTCCATTAATAATTCTGTTACCTCTTCTTCAGAAAGATACCCTCTAACATCACCATGCGCCACTGGATTATCATAATGAAGCTCATCGTCAAATAAAACAGCGAGTTCATACAACCCATCTTTGCCGCCATATGACATATCGTGAGAAACAACAGAAGCACCAAACCCATTTTCAAAATGAATCCTTGCTTTTTTACCTGACATAAGTGGAGATGTCATTGTCTCGAACTGAAGATCGTTAAATGTTTTCATTTTTAGTTTTTTTACGAATGCTGAAATTAAATAATGATTCATAATTAAAAAATTTCCTCGGCGATGCCTAAGGCTTCGGCGATGATTAATAATGCTCCGGCAGACATATAATCACCATTCCATAGGGTTATACCTGCCGCAATTCTAAAACCAGATTTAACTAAACTGATCCAGAAATGTGTACTTGACTTTGATTCTTTTTCTTGCATAATTCTAATATAAGATTATTTTTTGAAAATACCAAATCACCTAACCAACATTGAAATTAAAACCAATTTAAGGTGTTTGATCCAGCCGGATAAAGTGTTTTCTCTTTGGTAATCTTTGTACTTTTCTTGGTAGTACTCTCTGCTATATTTTTTCATATTAAAGCTGTTTAAATCCGAACGCTAATTTATGTAAAAATACTTAGAATGAAAAAATATTTTTTGATATTTTTTTAACTAATTGATTTTGAATTAGTTATAATATCATATTTTTCTTTAATTGGGTTAACTTCTTTGTATTTCTCCATTTTAACACTGAAAATATCAACCGCATCATCAAATTCTTTTGGTGGGGTGGAATTTGCTTTACCTCTGTGTTGATTTAGATGTCCCTTTCTATATTGAATGTTTATTCTCTTGTTGCCTAATGATATTGATGCATGTATGTATAATGACCCAACATTAAATTGTTTGGCCATACAATTCTTCATTATCATGCCCTCAATCTTAAATTGGTCTTCTGTTAAAATTAGTGCCGGCTTAAAAATCTTACCGTTAAATTCGATCGGTTCCTCCAAATCTTTTACCATATCTTCTGGTAATGTATATTTTAACTTGTAACCGAGTTTAAAATGCTTTTTGTGTAGCTCCCAACTATCCTTTAACGAAATCAAATGATGGCAATTATTTGCTTTTATTTTTACATTTAATCCATTACTTTTTAAAAACTCTTTTAAAACAAATAATTCTTGTATTGTATTGAGTATACCATCACTGGTGATTGCATCAACTTCATTATATTTTTTTAAAGATCTTGCGAGTGCTTTCTTTTCAGATTCATCTTCACAAACAAATAACTTATTTGTTTTCATGTATTCTAAACAAATAGTTTCCCAATCAAATTCTCTAATATAGTCGACATAGTTCTCACCAAACAGTGTGCACAAAAATCTAACTGATTTAAAATTGATTTTGGGTATTGATGGTTTCCTACTTGATAAAGCGCCGACCAGGTATTTGCTTTTGATATTAAACTGTTCTAGCACAGCTGGGACAAACTTGTTGTCATTTGCTTTAAGATATTTCTTTTTAGGGTAAGCTTCACATATATCCCAATAAACACAATCGTGGCCTTTTATTCCTTTCATCTTTAAATGATAATCTAACAATATATCATATAAAGGATTTACCCTATGGTCTTTATCTTGTTGAATGTCGCTTAAGCCTAGATCCGCAATAATTAATTTGTAGATATCTAAGCATGCTCTTTTATACTTAACACCCCAGAAATTATGTCTCTTCTCTCCAGTAAAAAAACCTCTGCTTGTTAATTCAATTAACATATCAAAGTTGTTTCTTTTAGCCCTAATAATATTCCTATGAAGAACATAATTGTTCTCTTTCTTATTTATTAGCCTATATATAACATTGATATCTCCATTTGTTTTATTAACTGTTAATCCATGTTCATATGTTAGATAATTTTTTCTACCCAATCTAGCATATTCTATATAGAATTCTGAAGTGAATAAAAGAAAATCATTATCAGAAGCCAACTTTAGTTTACATAAATTTTTTAGTGGCTTATTCCTCTCAAACTTCTCTTGTTCATGATAAAATAAAACTTCCATCTACATCTTAGTTTACCTAAAATATAGATGGAAATTATGAATTAATAAACCCTAAAATAATTCTAAAAGATTACCGAAAACATCAGGCTCTTTTATTTCTAATTGTACACCATTTATTACTAATGGCACTTTTTCTTTTGATGTAGATTTAATTGAACCTCTGAAAATCTTTATTCTATGTCTTGTTTTTTCTAGTGCAAATTCAAATCTTTCTGGAGGAACAGCATTGCAAAAATATTTTTCTTGTACACATGATTTGTCCCTGACATCAAATTCACAAGTGACTCTTTCGCTTCCGGTCGGACTACCTTCTCTAACCGAAACAATGATTGAACGTTCTTTGTCAGCATAGCTTGCCACACAATGGTGCATGTGTGAACCTTCTTCAGTGTACTCACCATCAATTTTTAGCAATACTGGATAATATGTTTCAATTATATTGTTGTGCTCATCTTTAATCAGTATAGGTTCCTCAATATGTTTGATGAGCCTATCTTCAAAGATATATTTGATACTAAACCCCTTTCTTATTGCTCGATCAATACTTGAAAACTCTAAGTGCTCGGTGTGAAAATCTTTAAGATTGGATGCGGTCATTTCTATATGAGGTAAGTGTGCCCTTATTTTCATTAACATGTCAAGGTGATCATTGAAAGTATTGAGTTGTATAAGTTGTGTATTTCCATAGAATGTCACAACGTTGCTTTCTTCGTACTTTATTTTTTCTTGACTAAAGAATTCGTTTATTAGTTTCAATAAACATTTTCTTTCGGAATCTTTAATATCATACTCATACTTGTTTGTTAACGATCCATAAATAGAATCATTCATAAGTTCATTACTTTTCTTTTTAGGATTAATGAAAAAATTTTCATTAATATTGTTAATGTACTTATACAAGTTTTTATATCCAAAATACCTCGCTAATAATAATAGTTTTTTTATATCGATATCAGGATATTTGTGTAATAGTTTTATTGTTATTTTAGATTTAATAGACAACCTATCAAGAATGCTAGCGATTAGCTTGTTATCATTCTTCTTTAAGAATTTCTTTGTTGGGTAAGCATCCATGATTAGCTTCTCATAGTCATTTGGAACTTTAATTTTATTTGTTTCAACAAACACTCGCATGATCATAGATAAAACTTTAGATCCAATATTAGTATGATCTTTTGAATCAATCGTTTCGATGTATGGTAGCTTAGATAAAATAGAATGTGACAAACATTTAATAAATTCGCTATCATCAAAAATCTTTTTAGCTTCAAGATTTAAAGGATGTTCGTCTTTAGGATTATTGCTCCATGTGTGAATAACATTACCTGAAGTTCTACTAAAGAAATTAAATAAAACTTGCATTAAGTGTTTGAAGTTATTCTGTCTAATTTTGGGGGTTTTAACACCTTCATAACTCATTACATTACCGGTTCTAAAGTTAATTTTAAACCCAAATGCTGAGCGGCTTTTCTTGAAGAATTTACTGTTTACTGTTCTGGCTTTCCTATGTATATAAAATCTAACAGAAATGGTGTCACCATCTATTGATATGTTTCTTTCGTGAATTTCTGTGGACACAGAACTAAAAGCTCTACCATAATGCTTTAATAAATGACGTTCTTTTGTTGTATAAAAGGTTTGAATACGGTTAGACCAATTGTCTAGCTTAATCATTTCTCCACCTTTTTCGTTGCTGTAGAAATATTTTGTATTCTTTTTTTTATATTCCTTTTTGTTGTGAAGCATTATTTTAAACTTACCCCTAAGAAGTCTTCCAAGCTCTTCGCCATTTGCTACCCTAACCACTTCTGGTGAAAAGAAATCAACATTATCTAGTTCTAAGTTTAAATCCTCGTGAACCTGGTTTTCCAGCTTTGATTCGATAGTTGAGTAATCTTTATATGGTTCGATAGTATAGAACTGAAATCTTTGGGTAAGTATCGTCTTTTTCATTAGCTATTAATTTTTTGTTCCAAAACAAATATATAAAAAATTTCGGAATAATTATAAAAATAAAGAAAAATATTATGGCAAAAGCAAAAGGTTCATCAACCGCATCTAAAAAAGTTTCTTTCGGTAAAAAAGGTAAGGGTAAAGCTAGAAAATCTTATGGCCCAAAAGACCAAAAACCAAAAAGATACAGAGGTCAAGGTAGAGCTTAATTTTTAAGCCTACCCCCTCCTCGGTACGATTTTAGATACTTGGGTTCTTTTAGTGAACTCACCTTAACACCCTCAAATTTATTTGCAGCGTGAACGAAATAAGTGTTTCCAATGTAAGCACCGCAATGCCACCCAGATGGGGACTGTCTGCTACGAAAGAATACTAAATCACCTATTTGTAAACTATCACGTTTAACCCTTATAGTTTGGTTCCATTGTTTATATGCCACATTCTGTAGATCTAGATTATAAACATCTTTATACAATCTTTTAGTAAACTGTGAACAATCAATCCCCTTTTCGGTTTTACCTCCTAGTTTATATGGTTTACCTAACCATTTTAAAATAAAACTATTTAAAATACTATCTTCAACAAAAACCCCATCATCAAATTTTTCAAGGGGTATTTGTGCAATAGAGGCGGTCGATAATAATAATGATCCAATCATTACTATTAGCTTTAATTTGTTTTTTTTCATAATAAGCCTAATAAATAATAAGAAAGTTTGTAACCAGTAAACGCCCCTAACGCTGATGGTATAGGGAAGACAATAAGTTTACCTAAATCTGTTACATATTTCGGTCTGTTGACAATCTTACCCATGAAAAAATAATAAGTAAGATATCCAAGTAAAACTGCAATGTCGGTTCTGGTGGCAATAAAAACAACTAATGTTGCCCCAATAAAACCAAATGTAAAATTATCTCTTATTCCCTCCCAAATCTCAAACCATGTTGCATCTTTCCATTCTTTATATATTTTCTGTGTTTTTTTTCTCATTAGTTTTTCTCCTAACTTAATTACTTAGTGGTGCTTTGATCTTTGGATGGGACTGATAGTTTAATAATTCAAAACAATCAGGTCTGTAACTTAATATTTTTTGTTCGAATGTTTTTTCACCCAAGTGAGCCTTAACAGCTTCGTGTTGATACCAATTACGTTCTGTGATTTGTACTGTAGGTAATTGAAATGGCTCTCTGCTAATTTGTTCTTTTGCTTGTTCAGTGTGATTTGAGTATAAGTGTACATCACCTAAATTACCAATCAATTCATCAGGAACCATGTTTACTTCTCTTGCAATAATTTCTAATAATAAACCATAAGAAGCAATGTTAAATGGTAAACCTAAAAATGTATCCACACTTCTTTGATTCCACATTAATGAAATTGCACGCTTTGGTGTGTTTCGTTTATCACACAACGCATCAGTAACCGTGTCACCAATATTAAAATTGCCTATGTTAACTCTCTCCATTAATGTTAATTCTCTCGTATAAACTTGAAATCCATAATGACAAGGTGGTAAAACCATTTGATCTAGCTGACCGACGTTCCATGCGCTCACCAACAATCTTCTACTATCTGGATTTGTTTTTAGATCTTTAATTAGGTTTGATATTTGGTCTATCCATTCATCACCCTCAACGTAAGTGTCGTTTCCGGTCAATGGGTCTTTTAGTGTTGTTTTAATTAACTTTTTTGTGTGCCACTCTCTCCATTGCGCTCCGTATATAGGCCCTAGCTCACCCCATTCATCTGCAAAGTCTTGATTCTCGCGAATCATTTGTTCAAATTGAGTAATATCCGCAACGTCACCCCCACCATCATATTGTTTAATAATAGATTTGGTATTTCTATAATTTTTATAAGCGTCGCCGCTCCAGATATGACAATCGTAATCCAATAAAAATTTGATATTAGTATCACCACGTAAAAACCATAGCAATTCTGTTACCATTGTTTTCCACGCCATCTTTTTTGTTGTAAGTAAAGGAAACCCTTCACTCATTTTATGACGAATCTGTCTACCAAAAACTGAAATAGTTCCAGTCCCTGTCCTGTCTTTCTTTTCAATTCCGTTATCCAGAATATCTTGTAAAAGTTCTTGATAATGTTTATCTATATTATTCATTTATTAAATAATTTTAATTTTTCTATCTGAACGATAGTAGTTTAATAATATCTCAGATAACTGTTTTTGGCCATTTTCACTAAAATGCACATCGTTTATTTCATTATCTGTTTCGTCTCTTATTGTCTCTAGATTATTAACATATATAGAAGTTAATCTATTATCAAATGCATTCCAATGAATCACATCGACATTTTTTATCATGTTATTAATCATTTTTATCCAACTGTTTACTTCTTCCACATAAAGTTTGTTATCACGGTTTAATAATATTTCTTTTAAAGTATTTGATGTGACATTTTCTAAATTATTGAAAAAGTCGACATCCACACTTGGTAAAATGCTACACCACTTTTTTTTGTTATTCACCATCCTAAATCTAATTGGTGAGCTCCACCCAAAAATTAATAAATCACCTTCTTTAATTTTATTTGAAACATTACAAAAACTTTGAAGTATTGAATAATTGTCCGAACTACCAACCCCCAAATTATTTAGATTAAAACCTAAAATTTGTGATATATTGTCTCCATATACATTAGGTTTATAACCTTTCCAATCAATGTATTTTTTTGACCATTGATATGCTTCATCAAATGATGCGGTTAGACTATCACCAAATGTCCATAGATTATTCATAAGATTTTAATCTTTTTTTGTTTTCTCTTTCACATTCACGAGAATATTTTTCTTTATACCCAATGATTCTATGGAACTCTCTATATGCGTCAGGATGTGTTTGTTTAAGGTGTTCTATTCCGTATTCATATTCAAAAAGAATATTTTCATAACGATTTTCTTTATTATCCCACCCATCCGATTCACTCTTGTATTCTATCTCTAAGTCATTAATAACTTTAGCTAAAGAATCTTCTTTACAAACATTATGAGCCTGTGGCGCAATCATGTCATGTGGCTTACGGATCGCAATAATAGTTAACACCACTATTACTACTGCGCCAATACTAAGTCTAATTGCAGTATCTTTATTCTCCATTTTTATAATAAGCGTTTCTTTGGAATTGAATCCCCATAAAAAATGTTAGCCACCGTACACTAAGTCCAATAGCGGGAGTGGTTATTCCTGTCTCAAAAAAGACATCTTTTCTATAGAAAAAAACAACAGTTGGTATTATAAACCAATGGTGTTTCTTTTTATAAATAAAAAAATCTGTTAGGTACTTCGGTTCTTTATTCGTCATAATTTCCTGTTGTTCTTCTTAAAAGTTTATCTACATCGTCTTCACGTTCTTTAAGTTCCACCATACGAATATAGTAGCTATCTGCATTAGCTTCTGGCTGATTAGCTTTTACGTTTTTTTCAAACCATTTGCTAAACCATTTTCCTTTGTACACAAGCACTTGACATCTTTCACGAAACTCTTCCGCGTCAGATTCATCTAATAAATCTTCTTCAACTAGTTTATTAAGAACTATGTCCTTCACCTTGTTGTAGTTCTCCATTTCCGATGTTAGATCCATTTTCTTTAAGTTTTTTTAAGCATTTAAAAATAACGTGGCTTTCCACGATTGAGAATCTGTCATTACAGCCATCCAAAGCTATTTCTAATAGCTTGATAGCCAATGTTTTATCCATCTTATCTAAGACGGCGTCTAGGTCATTTTCATCCCTAAATTCCAATAAATCGTTAAAAATTGCTGGCATATAGCTAAGATATGCAAAAAAAATTAAAAAACCAAATAAAGTATTTATTATTATGAATCTAAGAATTTCAAACCAGGAGTTTCCGGTAGAGATGCAAACAACCCCAGAAGAAATCCAAAGAGGTATGTCTGGTAGAGACATCCTAGATGGTTGCATGGGGTTTAAACTTAAGAAGGGGTACCATACATTTTGGATGAAGGATTGTTTGATTCCTTTAGATATAGTGTTTGTATTGAATGGTAAAATATCTAAAATTTTTAGAGACTGTCAACCATGTTCTGAAGAAAATTGTCAAAGATTTGTTGGTCCTGCTGATCATGTATTTGAGTTCCCATCTGGTACTTGCGAAAATTTTAAAGAGGGTGATAGTGCAAATCTTTATTTAGGTACAAAATTTAATCCCGCATAAGCTTTAACTTTTCAATTTTTTTACTTATATTTTCCCTATACTAATTTGTGAAATAAACTATTTATTTTTAAAAGCAATACTATGGGATGCGGATGCAAAAAAAAGACTAACGAAAATGTTCAGACCACAGAAGGTCAAGCAACAGCTACAGTGGTTTCTAACGACCAAACAACTCAACAAGAACAGACACAAGAGCAAATTGTGCAAGTAGCAGTCGCTCTCCGTGAGATGATCGAAAATAAGGAACTGTAATATAAAAATAACGGGTATATTTTTTTTATCCGTTATTTTATTGCCCTAGTTCTATATAAAGATATATATATTCAAATATGAAATCGAATACTAAACTAACGAGTGTGAACATCCTGGATGATGTTTACAAGAAATTTAAAATTAAATCTATAGAAGGCTCAATTAATTTACAAAAGCTTGTTAATCGTTCTTTAGATTTATATAACAAAGATGAAAACTTTAGAAACATAATAAATAATCATAACGGATTAGCATCTAGCGGATCAAAGTTTTAATTTAATGAAGAAGAAAATATTATTATTATCAGATGATTTAAGAATGTCGTCCGGTATCGCCACAATGTCTAAAGAGATTGTTATGGGCACCGTACACAAATATGATTGGGTACAATTAGGTGCCGCAATTAAACATCCAGAATTTGGTAAGATTGTCGACATTAATGATGACATAAGAAAAAGAACAGGTGTTAAAAATGCCAATCTTAAAATTATACCTTACAATGGATATGGTGATATAGGTATTTTAAGAAAGCTAATTGCAGAAGAAAAACCAGACGCAATTCTTCACTTTACTGATCCACATTATTGGCAATGGTTATATGATAATGAACATGAAATTAGACAGCATGTTCCATTGTTATTCTACCATATATGGGATGATTTGCCAGATCCATTATATAATAGAAACTATTATGAGAGTTGCGATTGGTTGGGTTGTATTTCTAAACAAACATATGGTATTGTACATAGAGTAGGTAAAATGAAAAACGGTTCCACGTGGAAACCGTTACAAGACTGGCAAATAAAATATGTTCCTCACGGTATTAATCCTGAAACATTTAAACCATTGGATAAAGTATCTGATGAAATAAAAAGTTTAATACATGGAAATAAACAATATGATTTTGTTTTGTTCTATAACAATAGAAACATAAGAAGAAAACAGCCATCAGATGTGATCTATTCTTTTAAACTATTTTGTGATCAACTACCAAAAGAAAAAGCAGAAAAATGTTTGTTACTAATGCATACAGCTGCTGTTGATGAAAATGGTACAGACTTACCTGCTGTAATTGAAGCGCTTTGCCCGTACGATGTTAAATTCACGGGGCTTAAATTAGAACAAGATAAGTTAAATGAGATCTATAATACCGTTGATTGCACAATTAATATTGCAAACAATGAAGGGTTTGGTTTAACTACTGCGGAATCTTTAATGGCTGGAACACCAATCATAGCAAATGTTACAGGCGGATTACAAGATCAAATGGGATTCGATCTTAGTGAAGATGATTACATAACAATAGGATCATTACATCATAAAGGTAAATCAAAACACTTGGTTCAGGAGGGTGAATGGGTTGAAGCCATTTGGCCAGCCGCAATTAACTTAAACGGATCAGTGCCTACGCCGTATATTTTTGATGATAGGGTGAATGATGACGAAGTTGCTAACGCTATTATGAAAATGTACAAGTATGGTAAAAAGAAAAGAAAAGCGAAAGGGTTAAAAGGTAGAGAGTTTATGATGAACAATCTATCCAATAAAATAATGTGTGATAAAATGATTGAGGGTATTGAAACTACTCTTGAAAATTGGGAACCTAAAAAAAGATTTGATTTATATAAAATAGTATGAGTAAACCATTTTTATTATTCAGAGGACCGGTACAAACAAGAAGCGGTTACGGAGCACACGCTAGAGACTTACTGCAAGCGTTATATAAAATGAATTTATATGATATTAAAATTGATAGTTGTCCTTGGGGATCGACACCAATGACTGCTCTTGAGAAAGATAATGTATTCCACAAATGGATTGAAGCTAATATCATAACAACACTATCTATTCAACCAGATGTGTATGTTCAAGTAACAGTACCAAATGAATTTCAGAGAGTTGGTAAAATAAACATAGGGATAACTGCAGGGATTGAAACTACGGTTGCACCTAAGTCTTGGGTTGATGGGTGTAATAAAATGGATATGATCATTACCACCTCACAATTTTCAAGCGAAGTGTTGATGAGTACAGTTTATAATGAAACAGATAATGTTAGTGGTAAACTAATTAAGCAACACAAAATTGAAAAGCCTATCAAAGTATTATTCGAGGGTGTACATACAGATATTTTTAATAATGTGTATACTGGTATTGATTTGGATGTGAAAGAAGATTTTGCATTTCTTTTTGTAGGCCATTGGTTAAAGGGAAATGTTGGGCAAGATAGAAAAGATGTATCAATGTTGATTAAATGTTTTGTTGAAGCTTTTAAAGATACAGAAAATGCACCTGCACTTGTTTTAAAAACGTCAGCAGCCACATTCTCAATTAAGCAAAGAGAAGAACTTAGAAAAAGGATTAGTGAATTAGTTAAAGGTGTTGAAAATCCGCCATCAATTTATTTGTTGTTTGGTGAATTAACTGATAAAGAGATGAATGAACTTTATAATCACCCGAAAGTAAAAGCAATGGTTTCTTTAACCAAGGGTGAAGGTTTTGGTAGACCTTTACTTGAGTTCACTATGACAGGTAAACCTGTGATTGCTTCAAACTGGTCAGGACACAAAGATTTTTTACCAATGGATAAAGGTATAATGATTGGAGGTAAACTAACAGATGTAGATGATAGTGCTGTAGATGACTTTATTTTAAAAGGATCTAAATGGTTTACTGCAAACTATAATGAAGCCGCAGAGGTAATGAAAATTGTGAGAAACGAATATGAGAATTTCACTGAGAGAGCAGAGAATCTTAGAATTGAAAATTCAAATAAATTTAGTTTTGATAATATGGTTGTCGAATTTCAAAAGCTTTTACCGACAACACTTTCTACAGAAGATGTTCCAAAACAAAAGCCAATTAATTTACCTAAGTTGAATAAAATTAAATAAGATGGCAAAGAGTAAAAAAAAGACAAGTGATCAGCCGAATGAAATGTTGAGACTTAGTGCCCCAGTAAGTAATAGCTTATTTATTAACCCTACTAATGGAAATTATAAAGATTGTGAATGGTGTTTTCAGTTTGATGATAATGAACCATATGTGTTCGCAGCAACCAAACCATTTTATGAAGGCGATAGCGCTAAGATAACATTCACACTTACTAACCAAACAAACACAAACATAGTCTTTAAAGACTCTAAAACAGGGAAAGAATTTAAATTATTTGTAAGAGAAAAAGTATGAAAATTAGTTTCGCAATCACAGTATGTAACGAGTATGAAGAAATCAAGCAATTGGTTCCATTCTTAATTAAGAATAAAAGAATTAATGACGAGATTGTTATTTTATATGACAATAAAAACGGAGATGAAAAGGTCCTTGACTTTTTATTAGAATTTAATAAATTACCTAATGTACAAACTTGGAGATCATTTGATTTTAATAATGATTTTGCTGAGTGGAAGAACAAATTAAATGAATATTGCACAGGCGATTATATATTTCAATTAGATGCTGATGAATTAATAAGCGAGTATTTGATTAAAAATATTCACGAGATCATTGAAATGAATTCAGAAATTGATTTATTCTTTGTTCCTAGAATCAATACTGTGAAGGGTTTAACTGATGAACATGTTAAAAAATGGAGATGGAATGTGGATGCGAATGGTAGAGTTAACTATCCAGACTACCAGGGAAGAATTTACAAATCAAATTTAAAATGGGGAGGCAAAGTCCATGAAAAAATTGTTGGGGCTAAATTTTATTCATTACTTCCAATGGAAGAAGAGTACTCATTATCTCACCACAAAACAATAACTAGACAAGAAAAACAAAATGATTATTATGAAAACATTAAATGAGATATATGAACGATACCAATCACCAGAAGGACATGGTGATAAGGGTACTGCCCATACATATATTGAAGAATACGAGAGATTATTATCTCCTTATAGAAAAAATTCGGTCTTTCTTGAGATTGGTTTGTGTGAGGGGGAATCATTAAGAATGTGGGAAGAGTATTTTATTGATTCTAAAGTAATTGGTATTGATATTACAAGTAAATTCTTAACCCATTTAATTAATGAACCGGGGCATAATATTATTATCGGTGATGCAACGGAGGACGATATCGTAGAAAAAATCGATGAGAAATTTTTTGATGTTATAATTGATGACGGTAGTCATAGACTCGCCGATCAAATAAAAACATTTGATATTTTTAAATCAAAAATGAAACCTGGGGGGATATACATTATTGAGGATGTTGTTTCAATAGATAATGTTAAAAAAATATTTTCTGGGCTTCACAATAACATAGAAATTATCGATAATAGACATATAAAGCATAGAGACGATGATGTTCTAATAATATATAAATTTTAAATTATGAAAGTTTTAATTACAGGTATAGCAGGTTTATTAGGTTCAAGATTAACAGATTATATCATTGAAAACCACAAGGATGTTGAAATTGTAGGTATAGATGATTTAAGTGGTGGGTACTATGAGAATGTAAATTCTAAAGTTAGTGAATTAAGGGTGTTAAATCTTGTTACAGGAAATTTAGAAGAGTGTTTTAATGAGCATAAATTTGATTATGTTTTTCACTTTGCAGCTTATGCAGCTGAAGGTTTGTCACCATTTATTAGACAATACAATTATGAGAATAATTTAGTAGCAACAGCAAGAATAGTGAATCAATGTATTAAACATGATGTAAAAAGATTAGTATTCACATCAACAATGGCTGTTTATGGACACGGAAATGGTAATGTGTTTGATGAATCTCAGATACCCCAACCAATTGATCCATATGGTATTGCAAAATACGCATGTGAAATGGATATTAAGGTTGCGGGAGAACAACATGGCTTGGACTGGTGTATAATTAGACCACACAACGTATATGGTATTAAACAAAACATATGGGATAAATATAGAAACGTATTAGGTATCTGGATGTATCAACATATGAATGGTCAACCAATGACAATATTTGGAGACGGTGAACAAAAAAGAGCATTCAGTTATATTGATGATTGTTTAGAGGGCCTATGGAAAGCATCACAACTTCCAGAATGTTCAAAAGAAATTATTAATTTGGGTGGAACAAAACATTACACAATTAATGAGGCAAATAAAATTTTACGAGATGTTATAGCTGGCGGTGATACTGTTTATAAAGAACAGAGACATGAAGTTAAAACTGCTGTACCTACCTGGGCTAAGTCAGTTAAGTTATTAGGATATGAGGATAAAACATCTTTATATGATGGCTTAAAGACAATGTGGGAGTGGGCACAAAAGCAACCAAACAGAGATAGATTCGTTTGGGAGACATACGAATTAGATAAAGGAATTTATAGTTTTTGGAAAAAATAAGCATATGAAAAAAATAGAATTTATTATCCCAACTTACAACAGACCTGAAAAGTTAATGGTTATGTTGTCTTCAATAAAAGCACAATCAGTTGATTTGTGGAAAGTTCATGTTGTTGCAGATGCACTATATGATGGATATCAAGAAGTCAAAGATTATTTTAAAAATGATGAAAGATTTAAGTTTTCAGAATTAAATGGCCCACATAAAGATTGGGGGCATACTGCTAGAAATTATGGGCTAGAAAGAGCAGAGGAAGAGTGGGTGGTAATGTCTGGAGATGACAACTATTATGTTCCAGTTTTTGTAGAAGAGTTCTTAAATTCTGTAAAGTATAGAAAGGATGCTAACTTTGTGCACTGCAACTTGGTACATAATTGGATTAATAATGATTATATTGGTTTAATGTCGAGACCACAGTTACATGGTATTGATATCGGTAACTTTATGACCAAAACAAAATTCGCAAAGCAAATGAGATTAGATGTCACCAAGGTTGATGCTGATGGTTTATTTGTAGAGGAGTACATCGATAAATTTAAGGGGGGTATCATTCACATTCAGAAAATATTATATGTCCACAACTAATGTTACATTTGTTTTAGCAGTTTTAAATAAATTAGATCTAACCGAGAATTGCTATTCACGGATAAGAGAAATATATCCAACAGTACCATTTGTAATAAGCAGTGGCGGATCGACAGATGGTACCAAGGAATGGCTTGTAAGTATGGCTGAGAAAGACCCAAACCTAACTATCTTTCATGATGATGATAGATTAGCATTTTCAGAAACATATAATTCTGGGATAAAATTAGTCGATACGGATAAGCTGGTATTAATTCATAATGATATGATCATCGGAGAAGGGTTTTTAGAGGCCATAGAGAGGCTCTTAGAGCCAAATATGGTATTATCATATACAACCATAGAGCCGCCGATTTTTAAGGGTCATAGAAGGCCTGGTAAGGTATTATTAGATTTAGGTTCATCATTCGAAAATTTTGATTATTTTAATTTTAATCAATATGTAGAGGAACATAAAAGTAATGATGAATTATATGACGGCGCCGTATTCTTTATGAGCGGATATAAAAAAATGTTCGAAGATGTTGGTTTCTTTGATGGCTTTAGTTTTGTCCCATGTTTTTGTGAAGACGATGATTTTCTTATAAGAGCAAAGTTAAAAGGTTATGATCTTAAAACTTGTGAATCTGCTATTGTATATCACTTTGTTTCACAGACATCAAGATTTAGCGAAGACTTTAAGAAAGATAGGGCGTTACATGAAATCTCATCTGGTAGAAACTTTGTTAGAAAATGGGGTATACCTATAATTGTTTTTAATGAGTTGCGTTATTGGGAAGAAAAGAATTTTATCTATAAAACCTTTTCAATGGGATTGATAACCAGAAATAAGAAAAGACTCATGCAAGTAGAACCATTCTTTGATAAGATAGATCTTGGCGAGGTTCCAGAAGATTATATTAGTAATGAGCAAAAAAGAACTAGGTACGATCTTAGAAGTAAGTTTACATTAACAGATACTGTAGATGTAACGGTAACAGAATTGGAAGAATTCACAGATGATGATTTGCAAACGTTATATCGTTTAAGGTTATCTATACCATACTATGAACCGGGTGAATACCAATTAGGTAATATGTTAATACAAATAAAAAAGGAGCTTTAAAAGCTCCTTATTTTTTATTCTTTTGTTTCCTTTTTAATTAGTCTAAATAAAACCTGGTATTTGTCCTTAGATTTTCCAGCTTCTTTTAAATCTTCTTTTGTGATCTCAGGATATTCTAGATCTATTTCGGTATTTAAAAGCTCACCATATTCTTTATCGAACTCAACATACTTCGGATTAATCACCCTACTAATTACGTTACCCTCATCATCTTTAACTTCATTAAACATCTTAACTAAGATACCACCTTTTTCATCTTCCTCACCATGTTTTTTGATAAGATCATCTCTTAGTCCATCTACTTTTCTTCTTTCTTTAGATAAGACTTCACTAAGTTCTGTTAACTCATATTTTAGAATAATAGATAAATTTTGCTTCAAAAATCCCTCATAAATTTTTTCTCCGGTTTCTTGGTTTACGAACCCGTTAATTTCGCTCTCAAGTTGAAGCACATCACCTAATTTAAATTTACTTTTTTCCATAATTTTAATTCTTATTTTATAATATATATGTTATTTTTTAAAAAGTGAATAGTTTATAGGATGGTTAAAATTGCAAAAGTTATCATAATTGATATCCAAACAATCAATGCTTTCAAATATGTCATAAATCCAGTATGAAAGTACTTTTGACCTATTGGTAAACATTTATGAGATGGAGATATTAGATAAGCTGAATACTCTAATGTAAAGAATAATACAAAATATTCCATGCCAAACACTGTTGTTAATAAGCTAACAATACTTGCATATTTTGCTGATGATCCAAGTAAGAAAGAAGCCATAAAGCCAAGCATGGAAACAATCAAGATACTCTCTGGATTTTTATATTGTTTTATATAGTTTTCAATATCAGAATAGTAGCTGTTGGCTACGTTCCCTAATATGATTACTGTGGCAACTATTAATACTAAATCCCAATTTATATAGGCTAATAGTTTATTCCATAACTTAGAATAACCAATCAAATAAATTGTGAATAATGTAAATGCACCAAAGTAATATTCCGTAAAACAACTAATTAATATTGTTCCTAAGAATGGTAAAACAACATGGGTGATATTCTTCCAATTAATTGGTTCATCTTTAACATCAATATCGATCTCATCGTCTTCTAATGATAAAATATAATATGTGATATAAAGACCGGTAATTAATAACAGTGGCCACACATATAACATAAACTTTGAGTATGTTAATCCTAATACAGCCATAGGAATAATTACAGTCTTTTCTAAAGGTGACCACAGATAATAATGATGTGTAGCAAGATAATCAATGATACCAAACTTCTTGCGCTTCTTATTATCAACTGGGGCAATGCTATTGAGCATTGATGCAGATAGCGCTACTCTACCAGGAATTGGTAGAACGCCACCAAATAATGATACCAAGAAAACAACCATCTTCTTGGATTTAACTTTTTGTTCAAGTAGTCTGAAGATGTCCATAAGGTATCCTCTTTCTTTGAGGATACCTGTGATGAACATAATGAATATTAAGTAGACAAGGAATTCTTGTCCTTTGATTAAAATCTCCATCCGAATATAATTAAGGTTCTTGATTGTTTTGCGTCTTGATTTAAGCCTGGCATGTGCTCAATGTTTAGATAACCTTTGTTACTAAAACGATATTGAACTAGTGGTCCTAGATACCATTCTTGTGAACCCCCTTCATAGTCGTTATATCTAAACATGTGTGAGACACCAACGGATAAATCATTGTTAATGATGTTAGCATAGGATGCTGTATATGCGTACTCTGGTTCTCTTTCTTCTTTAGTGCTAGCAAGATTACCCTCATAGATTGCATTGAATCCCCATACACCCCTTTCACCAATTCTATCGCCTAATAATAATTTAGGCTCAATACCCCAACGACCATCTAACATTTTCATCTCATAATAAAGTGTTGGGTTACCCCAGATTTTACCCCAATCTGCTAAAGCGTATCTAAGTTCCCAAGAGAACCCTCTCCATTTAAAGGTTTTAGCGCCATCTAAGCCGTCATAAACTGTATGAGAGTATAAATCCAATTGAAGTCGTTTACCTAGCCCAAATGTAAATTCATCTCTCATTCTGATTTGTGCTGGTCCGTTTCTTCTTTGTCTAATATCGAACCATTTCTCATACATCGCTGTACCTGGAGGGTTCATAACATAGACTCTTGTGGATGGAAACATTCTGATGGTAGTCCAAAGCGGTTGACCGTATGGCCCTACTTTGGTCATCAATGGAACTTTTTTAGCGGTTACAACAATTTCTTGTAACTCATTTTTAGTTGTGTCCTGAGATTTAAGGGTTTGCTCAGATCCCTGTTTGATCGCGCTGTTACTATATTGACCGAATGACAATGTAGTAACAAACAAAGCTGCTAACATTAGCGATAGCATTTTCATTGTTTTCTTCATTTGTTTTTTGTTTTTAAAGAAAGTTTATTATTGTCTCTAATATAAACAAAAAAACTCAAAAAAAGAAGTTATTTACCGATTAAAAATACACCTAATCCGTTCCAAAAATCGTCCGGATCTTCACCTGATGTGAATATTTGTTTAGAATGAAAAAGATTTAATTTGTTTTTATCTAAGAATTGTTCAAAGGCTCCACTATCCCAGTTCCAATCATCCATAATTAAAATCGTCTCATCAGAAATAATTGGTAACATGTTTGTTAGTGCTGTGTATTGATCGTGGAATTTTGTTTCACCATCATAGAATATAATATCAACATTTGGCAAGGAGCTAAAGTCAAATGTTTGATAATCAGTTTTATATACTGATATCTTATCTACGTTACCGAATTTTTTAACGTTATTTAAAAATTCTTCTTGCGGAATAACGTCAATATTATGTTTATAATAGTTACCAATCTTTTGACTAACGCCTCTCGGGGTTAAATTTGGGGACATGAAATTATCGACCGCAATGGAATAAATGTTGTTACCATATATAGCAGAACAAAATGTTGCGCCACGAAAGACGCCAACTTCAAGATATGTTGCGCCTTCGATATCACAAATATTGTTTAAAAAAGATTTGACTTTGTTACTTGTAATTCCATGTATATCTAAAATGTCCTGTGTTAGTTTAGATACTTCAAGTCTACCCCACTCAATAGATTCGTCGATATGTTTAATTAAGTCCATATGCTTTTTTCTTATGACCAGCAACAATGTCACAGTAATTACAATCCCAACATTGGAACTTACATTTCTTAATTTTATTTCTCCAACCTTTTAACTCTTCATGTGGTATGCCATCCAAATATATTTCTGATGTCTTAGATAATATTTCTTTACCTTGAACATATGAGTCAACAATTTCAATAGTTTCATCTAATCTATTAAAGCTGTCTCTTCCATGCATTTTAAAGACATCAATATATTCCAGGAATTCATCGAACTCTTCTTTGAATGGTGGGATTGTTCCGGTTTTGAAAAAGAATGCATTGATATCTTTTTCCCACTTGTGTTCGCAGGTTACCTTAGATATCTCGTGATGAAAATATGGTAACTCGTTGTTTGTTCTTAGGTTATTATAAGAATAATGCTCATCCATCACTGGGCACCTACCTAAACAACCTTCATTAACAAGCAATGATAGTTTTACATATCTACCTTTTTCTTCGTAGTATTTTAATTGTGCTCGTTTAATGTTTTTTAATTCCTCAACGTCCCTCATTAGAATTCGATCAAGATTAATGTAATCAAATCCTTGATCAGCATTGTACCAAAAATCTTGACCGGTTGCAACCTTTCTTAAAATGGTATTTTTAATTTCCATTTCAGGGAAGTGTTTCTTTAGTCCCATTGCAACCCAATGTCCATGAGGTACTGTCATGCACCTTAAACCTTTTTCATATAATGGTTTAAGATTATCAACAAACAATTTATAGTTATCAAATCTAGGTGAAACATTTGTATTATTGAATGTTGCACTCACAGTAATCCCTAAAGCTTTTTGCACAATCATTGCATTATCAAAAACAACATCTCTAAATTCATCAGAGAATGTTGATCCCATTGCATCTTGTGTAAATGGTGGTATTCTACAAGTAAAATAAACATCATATATCCACTCTTTATTTCTTTCTAAGAAAGGATAAAATTTGTTCACAAATACTTCTTCCGAAAGCATTGGATTAAAAGGGATTGAAAATATTTTTTTCATTACTTTGATCCTTCTAAACAACCACCACATATTCCATTGCATTCGTTCTTATAGAATACGCAATCCATACAACCTTGTGGTATTGTATAATTTTTATGATTTATGGTATATAGTTCATCGAACTTGTCCCTTAGTCCTAATATACCGTTTTTTCCTGAAATTTCCAAAACATTGTCAATCTTTACTTTATCTTGTAATGGGTAACAATGAATTGAACTTCCGTCAGGAAAAACATCTAGTGGCATAAATCCACATATGGTATCATATTCAGGTATTTTAAATGTTGCAAAATTTAAAGAATTCTCCAACACCGCTTTCTTTGTTTTACCTTCCCATAAACAAGGGGGCACCTGACAATCAGATGTAATCTTAACCTTATTATATAAACCAAATTTAAGAATCTTAGTTATTTCAGCGCCCATTTCTTTATTATTAATCAAATAGGTACCAGTAAGATCTAAACCAACTCTAATTGCATTTACTTTACCATCTAATTCATGGTATAACCATTTTATGTAATCATAAAAGTTTCTATCCTTCCAATCTTTTGACATGGTTATCGCCAAATAAAGTCTTGGGTTTGTATCAAACCCCCATGTGTTAGCATAAGCTTTATAAAATTCTAGATAGTTCTTTTTAAAAACGACCATCCTGTTTTTTTCATTTAGCTCAGCTGCATTTGGAAATACCCATCTGATATTCTTTATGTTATCAATTAGATAATCTCTGGTTGCTTTGCCAAACAGAAAATTACTAACAAGATTTATCTTCATATTCTTGCTGAAAATATAATCAAGGATCTCAATAAAGTTTGGGTGCTGTGTTGGTTCACCGCCAAGTATAGTTACTTCTTCATGAGGCGAATCTAAATGATAATGGTTGATAACTTTATCAACCATTTCTATTGTCATGTTACCTAAAGTGTGTTTTAATCTTGCGTCTTCTTTTGTAAAGCAAAATGAACATCCCTTAGCGCACGTTCCGTTAATTGCTAAATTCATTAAAAGTCCATTTTCAATGTCAAAGGAGTAAATGGCACATTTTCATCTTCTTTTTGTTGCTTACTCATGGCCACACCAAATTTCTCGTGTTTCAATCTATGGCAATCAGCAATAGTTTGACAAGCTTTAATTCTTTCTTCTAACAATTGCTGTTCTAATAATAAGTTTGCTAACTTAGTATTATATGAGGTTACATTGTTAATAATTTTTTGAACAAATGTAGCTTTATCAATTCCTCTACCTGTAGATAGTGCATCAATGATTGGTGTTTGATAATCGCTATCTGCTGTCCAACCAAACGCTTCTCTCTTTTGTTCTTCCCAAGTATCTTTTTCTAATATTGACGCATCAACCATTAGCTCTTTATATCTTTCTGAAAATCTATCTGCAACAACTTTTTTCATTACAGCTTTGTTGAATGCAATGCCAGCTGCTCTATCTTCGTCAGTTAAAAAGTGTTTCACTTTTTGTTCATCAGTTTCACCAGACTCAGCAAGCTGTGGTATTTCATCCATAATGTGTGAGTTTGTTCTCACGCTAATATAATCTTTATAGATGTCAGCAAATACAAATCCTCTAGCAACTTCAGGCGGAATAATGCTTGCTCCTAAACGATTCAATTCAACTCTCATATCATTGTATTCGTCTGCAATTCTGCCATAATTGTAGTTTAGGTACATACCTATAACCTGAATATAACCCGGGACGTTACCCTGTAGTTTAAAAATAATGTGCGTCATTATAATAATTTTTCTGTTTGAATATTATTTGGTTTATCTAACTTCAATTGGTTTTTTAATGATTCCTCAATTGAAAAATGATTTGTTGTTGCTTGTGACATTAATTGATTAATATTTCTATCAATTGATATTGTGTATGATGAAGCTAAAGATAGAACTTGTTTTTGTTGTTCTGGGTCCATCATTAAAATCGAATCTAAGTTACCAGTTCCTATTCTTCCGTAAGATATCATATCCAGCATAGCTTGCTTAGCCATACGAACTGTCCAATATTCATGCTCATATTTTTCTTCTAGTTCTGGATTACCAAATACATCGATAAGTTTTGTACCATCTGGTAAGATAGCATCATCGGTTTCTAAAAATTCTTTAATAAGTTCAATAAATCCTTGTCTTTCTCTATAAGCATCTTTAAGATTTCTTTTGAATTTTCTTAAATCAATCAACTTGTCAGCGATTGTTAAATCAACCATTTCCCTTCTTTTAGGATCTGTAATGAATTCTTTACTTTCTTCGTCCATTTGAATCTCAAGCTCAGCTTTTCTAACAGTATACTCTAGATGTTCTACTGCGTCCTCTCTACCTCTTAATTCTAATAACCATTGTTTTAATTTTGCGTATGAGGTTATTTGAGCGCCACCAACGAAATTATATGCTTTATACTTTGGTAATGCGAATGACATTGATTCTGATATTTTCATCAGCTTTTCGTCAAATGGGTTATTTAAGCTTTTTGATCTGTCATATTTGTAACCTTCCATAAATAAAATTGTTTTTGTTGTAATATAAGTAAAATTTTTCAAATTGTCAACTATTGTCTCCATCCACAATGGCCAGAAGAAGTTCCCCCGTTTACACCCGGATTTAACCCCGTTACACTGCTGCTTCCGCTATCAGTGGCATAGTAAAATTTCCAGCTGCCATTGTTTTGTGTGCCATCATAATTCCCTAACATATATTGCCAATCTTGCCCCATTGTAAAATTCTCTTCTCCACAGTTAGCATATGGTTTGGCTACGTTACCAATATTAGTATCGTTAGCGTTGCTCCATCTTCTCAAGTTATATCCTCCATTATATGATCCTTCATTACCAGCATAACCTTTCCCCACTTTTGAGCTAATACCTTTTTGTTGTGCGTGATTACCCCATTGAGTGGACGAACTTGCTGTGTCGTTTGAGAAATTAAATTTTATTCCTGCACTAGATGTCCAACCGTATCCAAAATTTTCATCAGAAAATGCTGCTCCGCCGTCACTACCATTGATTGTTGTTAATGCGAAGCCAGTAACTAAACTCTCATTTGATAAATTAAATTTTTCCATTGTGGTGGAACCACCTGAAAATAAATAAGCCATCTCGGTTTCTTTATGCATTGTACCTAGATCACTTCTAGATATTGCAATATTAAATTTAGATTGGTTGGTATATCTTGTATCAGTAACCATGTTAATCGCTGATGTAAATGTGCCATATACATCGCCAGCATATTTCATGCCACCATCACTGTTTACTGACCATACGAAAAAAATACTTTTGTTACACGCTCCTGATGTATAAGATGCAGGGTAGTCTAATAATTCACCGATATGTGTTGTTTGATCAATTAGATTTGTTGTTTTATGAACATTTTTCCATGGTGACCCATCTTTATAGCCTCCTGCCAAATATGAGTAATTAATTATTTGTCTATATCTAAATGTAGTTGGTTGTGTTTCTTGCGCTGCTATTCTTTCCCATCCGTCATCAATGTTAGAAACGCCCGTATATAACATCAAATAACTACTACCGCTAGTTGATGTTTCAAGATATAATGATCCTGAACGTGGGTTAGACGGTCTGCTTGCTCTAGGCCCTCTAGGAGGTCTATTAACAACCCTATCCGATCTTAAACTGCCACTAACTTCTAAATTCTCGTATATCATTTTTTATAATTATTTTAACCTCTCCAACCACAGTGTCCTGATGATGTACCACCATTAACACCTGGGGCTAATCCACTTACACTTGTTGTTCCAGTATCTGTTGCGTAGAAGAATTTCCAACTTGTATTATTCTGTGCACCGTCATAGTTACCTAACATATATTGATGGTCCTGTCCCATTGTAAAGTTTTCCTCCCCACAGTTAGGGTGTGGTTTAGCAACGTTACCAATATTGGTATCATTAGCGTTGCTCCATCTTCTTAGATTATAACCACCACTATACGAACCTTCGTTACCGGCATACCCCTTCCCTACTTTGGAACTAATGCCTTTTTGTTGTGAGTGTGCTCCCCACATACCAGTAGATGTGAATGTTTCGGATGCAAAGCTAAATTTAATTCCGGCAGCAGATGTCCAACCATATCCAAAATTTTCATCTGAAAAAGCAGAACCACCATCGCTACCATTGATTGTTGTTAAATTAAAACCTGTCATAATGGTTTCATTACTCAAATCAAATTTTTCAACAGTTGAGCTACCACCGGTAAACATATATGCAAACTCGGTTTCTTTGTGCATAGTACCTAAATCACTTCTTGCTGTGGTAATATTAAATCTAACACTATGTGCATAGTTGGTATCATTGGCCATATTAATTGCTGATGTTCTTGTACCATCTACAGTATCAGGGCCTTTAAATGCCCCATCGGTATTAACTGACCAAACAAAGAAAATATATCTACTACAAGCGCCAGATGTATATGAAGCTGGGTAATCTAATAATTCACCGATATGAGAAGTCTGATCTGTTGAATTAATTGTTTTGTGAACATTTTTCCATGGCGATGAATTTTTATAACCACCGGCGAGATATGAAACAGCAATAATTTGTCTAAATTTAAATCCAACGTTTGAATTAACTTGTGATGATACTCTAACCCAACCATTGTCACCATTATCTAAACCAGTATATACCATGAGAAAGCTACCACTACTAGCTTGTTCTAGATACAATGAGCCTGTCACTGGACTGGCTGGTCTGTTCGCTCTAGATCCTGCTGGTGGTTTTGCTACCCCTTGAGTTCTTAACGATCCACTAATTTCTATATTATCGTGACGCATATTTTATAAATACATTTTTTAATTTCTCCAACCACAATGTCCTGATGAAGTTCCACCATTAACACCTGGAGCTAATCCAGATGGATTTACAGTACCTGTATCAGTCGCATAGATAAATTTCCAACTGGTATTATTTTGTAAACCATCATAGTTTCCTAACATATACTGGTGATCTTGCCCCATTGTAAAGTTTTCTTCCCCACAGTTTCCATGCGGCTTTGCTACGTTACCAATATTGGTTTCATTAAATACGTTCCATCTTCTTAGGTTATATCCTCCGTTGTATGTTCCTTCATTACCCGCATATCCTTTACCCCATTTAGAGCTAATTCCTTTTTGTTGACCGCTAGCTCCCCATTGTTGGTTATTTGTGAATGTATCTGTAGCAAAAAATAATTTATTGCCACTTTCAGACCCGTAACCATAACCATAGTTCTCATCAGAAAACCCAGAACAACCTAATGAACTGGTAATAGATGTTTTTAATGTTAAGTATGGTTGCATATTTGGATAATATACACTGTACATAACTTCATTGGTTAAATTAAATTTTTCAACGGTTGCTACACCACCGCCAAATACCCAAGCAAATTCTGTTTCTTGAAACAAGGTACCTAGATCGTCTCTAGCGTTTGCTAAATCCCATTTGGATTGGTGGGCATACGCGGTTTCGTTTACCATATGGACACCTGTGGTCCAGGTCGAATGAATTTGTGTTGCGGATTTCCACGCACCATCTGTATTTGTTGACCAAACAAATAATATTGATTTACTACAAGCCCCAGATGTATACGATGCGGGATAGTCCATTAACTCACCTAAGTGAACAGTTTGATCTGTTGCATTGGTTGTTCTATGAACATTTTTCCACGGAGATGCGTCTTTGTAACCACCTGCCAAATATGAGTAGTTAATTATTTGTCTATATAAAAAGCCGATTCTATCTGTGTTTTGTGAACCAACAGGCTCCCAACCATCATCTCTATTTAGTACCCCCGTATATGTTGCAACAAAACTTCCACTGCTAGATTCTTCAAGATAAAGAGACCCTATTTCTGGATTAGCCGGTCTATTAGCTCTTGGTCCTCTAGGTATTATATATTGTCCGCTAACATCTAAAGAGCCACTAACAATTACATTTTCTCTTAACATACTTTAATATAAGATTTTTATCTCAAAACAACAACCCTTCCGGTTCTATTTGCTGCAAAAGTTATTGTCACTACGTTTGTATTTGTTGTTACAATTGAAGATGGCCAGAACATCTCATCGTTACTATCATATACCATAACCATAACATCTTTTGATCCTAGGTTATGTGTAACAGTTACCGATGATACATTACTAAATGATGTTGCATATGTTGAGTTACCAAAATCTTTAACAAGGTTACCACTTCTAGCATAAATTGCACCGCCGCTTGTTACATATGCAACAGTTGAGCCTGCAGATTGGAAATTAACCAAAGTAGCTTGTCCACCTCCGGATACGGTGTTAGAGTTAATATCAATTCTACCAGCTCTGATTTCCATGAAATCTTCTTGGTCGTTTTCAACTCTAATTGTTAGTTTTGCCCTCTCTGATGTACCGCCGCTATTATTTTCATAATAAATTTGAGCGCCATCAGAAGGGTAGTTGTTACCCGATCTAAAATCAATACCACAATAACCTGTGGCATCACTTGCAGAAGATGTTAAAACAATGTTAGCATTTGCAATACCATAGGTACTTCTTCCAGTTGCTACACCATTACCAACTGTTAAACCTCCAAATGTTGGCGTTGCTGTTGTTGTTACACTCTGGTTCATAGCAGCGGCATTCGCATATAATGTGGTATCCATAAGTCTACCTCCACCATTACTACTATCTATATAACCCTCAACAGTACCTGCAACATTTCTGAAGTAAATTGTTCCGTTGGTATCCAAATAAATTCCACCAGAACTCGTTCTTATGTGTAAATTGTTTGCAGCATCTCTTGGTCTAAACCATGCGGTTCCACCAACATCCTGTAAACCAAATGATGTTGTGTTTGGTGTGGTTAAGTTACCACCAAACGCTACTGTTTGACTTGAGTTAATTGTGATAGCGGCAACACCATTTGTTGCTAGGTACAAACTATTTGCACCTTCAGCATGTAATGTTAAACCACCAGCTAAATTTGAATAAACATAACCACCACTTGCTCTATATTGCCCAGACGCTGTAAAAGTACTACCTAATAAAGCAATACCCGCGCCATTTGTTGTTTGGTCATTACCCATACAAACATTTGAGTTTGATGATGCCGTGGTATTTCTAAATGTAGCACTTGTTGCACCACCATTAACTGTTAATCCACCAAATGTTGGTGACGCCCCTGTATGAATATTCTGTGGTAATGATAATGTCACACCTCCTGTTGATGCGCTAGCGGTAACTTGGTTTGCTGTACCTGTGATTGATGTTACACCAGAGTTTGTTACTGTAACTGATCCAGTTGTGGTATCAACACTTATTCCTGTTCCAGCATTTACAGCAGTAACTTTAGCTGCAGTATATGTTGTAGAAATAGATGATCCATTCCAAGTACCTGAAGTGATTGTTCCACCCGATACTGATAAACCATTAATACTACCTGAAAATGTTGCACCACCAAAATCTAATGTTAAGTAATCCTTATATGTCGAATCGTCTCTAAAAGCTCCAAACACAAATCTAGCACTTGTGCCGTTTAAACCATTTCTTACTAAACGAATATCTCCTAATACTCTACCACTACCAATAGACCCACCTGGATTAATTTGTAATGTTATGTTTGAATATTGACCAGCAGCGTTTGTTGTATCAGTGTTTTGCATAACAAAGAAACGACCTGCATCTGTTGGATCAGTATTTGCTGTAAATGTTTGTGTTGAACCGGTTTGAACTGTTAACACGCCTCTACTATCGCTTCCACCTATTTGTACTCTACCTGTAGAGGTTAGACCGGCAAATGTTGGTGTTGCAGCTGTATGAATATTTTGTGGTAATGAGAATGTTACAGCACCTGTACTTGCGCTCACATTAACTTGATTCGTTGTTCCGGCAACCGATGTTATTTTTGCATCAGTATATGCTGTTCCTATTGAAGTACCATTCCATACACCTGTTGTTACGGTACCCATATAAACAGTACCATCACCATAAATTCTAAATAAATGATCTGCTCCCCAATGACCTAATGATACATAGTTACTGTTTGATCCGGCGCCTGCCCAGTTATAACCAATATAACCAGAGTTTTTAGTACTACCAGCAGAACCAACAACTATAATGTTTGTTTGACCAGCAGTCATGTTTGCGCTAAATGCTTCTATCGAATGGTTAAATGTTGCTGCACTAGAGTTATTAACTTTTAATGTTGCGGCATTACCAGTACCTGTAGATCCAATAATTAATTGTCCGGTCATAGTGTCACCAGCCTTCTGTACAAATGATGATGTAAGTTGTGCTGAACCTGAAACCGTACCTGTTCCACTTAATATTGTTGCTGCAGTTATGGAACCGCCAAGTGATATACTATTACCCGCAATTGAAATAGAACTATTTGTAAGTGATGAGTTTCCAATATTGCTTAATGTATTGGAAGCACCGCTAATTGTTTTGTTTGTTAATGTTTGTGATGTTGTTCTTAGTACAACATCGTCTTCAGCACCTAATGGCCCTGCTATCCATTTATCATTTGTTGTGTCCCATAATAATGAGCCCGATGTAAGATTTGCTGCTGTTGCATCTCTAACAACAAGACCAGCATTTGTAGCCCCAGTACCATTCAATTGAATAATATTATCCGCAATATTAACTGTTGTTGAGTTTACAGTTGTTGTTGTTCCTGATACTGTAAAGTTACCTCTAACAGTTACGTCAGCGCCACTCAAACTAAATGCACTATTGAATGAGCTTGTAAATGTATTCAAACTACTTGTTGCGGTATTAATTGCACTAATAGCTGTATTGTTTGAACTAGTGTACGAATTTAGTGAACTTGTTGCAGTCTCAATTGCGTTTAATCTACTAGAAGCACTACTTGTAAAGCTATTTAAACTACTAGTTGCAGTATGAATAGCATTTATATTTGTTGTATTAGAACTTGTGTAGCTATTTAAAGATCCAGATGTTGATTCTAACGAATTTAATCTTCCAGCAGCACTGCTTGTAAATGTATTTAAACTTGCTGTAGTTGATTCAATAACACCTAATCTTGTATTAGTAGAAGATGTGTACGAGTTTAAACTACTTGTTGCGGTATGAATTGCATTAATGTTCGTTGTATTAGAACTTGTATATGAATTCAATGAACTTGTTGTAGATTCTAATGATGTTAATCTACTAGCTGCGCTACTTGTAAATGTATTCAAACTACTTGTTGCAGTATGAATAGCATTTATGTTAATGGTGTTAGAACTTGTATAAGAGTTTAGTGAGCTTGTTGTTGACTCAATTACCCCCAATCTTGTATTGGTACTTGATGTGTAAGAATTTAAAGAACTGGTTGCTGTTTCAATTACCCCCAATCTTGTATTGGTACTTGATGTATAAGAATTTAAACTACTAGTTGCTGTATGAATTGCATTTATATTTGTTGTGTTAGAACTTGTATAGGTATTTAAAGAACCTGTTGTTGTTTCTAACGATGCTAACCTACTATTCTGTGTTGTGTTAGTACTATTATTTGAACTTGTGTAACTATTAAAATCTGTTCTAATACTACTACTTGCACTTTCTAAAGAATTTAATCTACTATTAGCACTACTTGTAAATGTATTTAAAGAACTAGTGGCTGTTTCAATTACACCTAATCTTGTATTTGTACTTGAGGTGTATGAATTTAAAGAGCTTGTTGTCGACTCAATTGCATCTAATCTTGTATTTGTACTTGAGGTGTATGAATTTAAAGACGATGTAGATACTTCAACATTACCAATTCTAGTTACTGCGTTATTAAATTCTGTTTCTCTTACAATTCTTTGTTCTGAACCTAATTGACCGGCGATCCAATAATCGTTAACCGCATCCCATAATAAAGAACCTGAAATCTGACTAGGTGCAGTTGTATCTTTAACTCTTAAACCAGCAAATGTTGCACCTGTACCATTTAAATTAATTAAGTTATTATCAACATCAAGCGTTGTTGTATTTACGTTTGTTGTTGTACCCTTAACTAATAAGTTTCCTTTAACAGTTAAGTTAGAACCAGTCAATTCAATTGCCGATAATACTGAAGATGTAAAACTATTTAAACTTCCAGTTGCAATTTGAATTGCTGTTATATTTGGACTTGATATATTTTGGGTAACAACAAGTGTTCCAGTGATTTCAGTATTTGAATTAATTGATACTTTCGTTCCAGTGTCTGTGATATTACTATCACCTAGATGTTCATCATTTAATGATTTTATAATTCTGTTTACTGTTGGACTAGCTTCATTACCAACGTTATTAAACGTTTGTGGCCCCATCAAAATAATTGATGATGTTATTGAAGATTGATTTTGATGAATAAAAATCCATTGATTATTAACAGAATCAAATAACATTGAGCCAGAAACTTGTGGTGATGAGCCACTATCGATAACAGCCAATCCACCAAATCTTGTTGATGGATTCTGAGCGTTTACTGTGATTAAGTTTGTACCAATGTTTAATGTACTTTGTGAAACAAAGTTGATTGAAGATGATCCGCCGATTATTAAATTTTGTGAAACAAATAATGAACCGGTAATTGTTTGATTTCCTTGGAAGATGTTGCTACCGGTTGTTGCGTAACTACCGGTCTTTCCTTCTAATGAACTTAATCTACTGTCCTGCCCCGCATCTGTTGTTGCTAAAGAAGAACTAAATGTAGAATAACCAGTTGTACTTGCTAAACTTACTTGTGCGGAACCGGATATAACACCTTCAGCATTAAGTCTATTCTTAATTGTTGTGTTAATTGAATTTGTGAAAGAATTCAATGATGATGTTGCAGTTTCAATTGCATTTAATCTACCGTTAGTGCTACTTGTATAAGAATTCAAGGAACCAGTTGTAGATTCAATTACCCCTAATCTTGTATTGTTAGAAGACGTATATGAATTTAACGAAGCTGTAGTAGAGTTAAGGCTACTATTAATTGTATTTTGAGAACTAGTATATGTGTTCAGTGAGCTAGTAGCGGTTTCAATCGCAGCTAGTCTATTATTTTGAGTTGAAACTGTTGAATTATTTGAACTTGTGTAACTATTAAAATCGGTTCTAATAGATGAACTTGCAGATTCTAAACTATTAAGCCTACTTATAGCACTACTTGTAAATGTATTTAAAGAACTCGTACTCGTTTCGATCACACCTAATCTTGTGTTAGTAGAAGATGTATATGAATTTAAACTTGCGGTTGTACTTTCAATAACACCTAATCTCGTGTTGGTGCTTGATGTATATGAATTTAATGAACCTGTTGTTGATTCAATAACCCCTAATCTTGTATTGTTAGAAGACGTATATGAATTTAATGAACTTGTGGTAGATTCAATAACACCAAGTCTTGTGTTGTTACTTGAAGTATATGAATTTAATGAAGACGTAGTTGATTCAATTACACCTAGTCTCGTATTATTTGACGATGTATAAGTATTAAAATCGGTTCTAATAGATGAACTCGCAGATTCTAAGGAACTCATTCTACCGTTTGCGCTAGAAGTAAAATTATTTAAACTTCCTGTACTTGTTTCAATTATACCTAATCTTGTGTTAGTAGAAGATGTATATGAATTCAATGAAGATGTTGCTGTGTGAATAGCTGTTAAGCTATTATTTACACTGCTTGTAAATGTATTTAAAGATCCTGTTGTAGATTCAATTACACTTAATCTCGTATTATTTGATGAAGTATATGAATTTAACGAACTTGTTGAGGCTTCGATCGTGTTTAATCTATTGTTAGTAGAGGAAGTATATGAATTTAAACTTCCCGTAGAAGCTTCAATTGAGTTAAATCTACTATTTGCACTTGATGTAAATGTATTTAAACTTGATGTTGTGGATTCAATTACACCTAATCTTGTATTGTTACTAGCCGTATATAAATTCAAACTAGCAGTCGAGCCTTGAATGCTTATTGCTCTAGAATCTATTGATGTTGAAAAAGTATTATACTCATCAAACAAAATAATTCTTTCTTCGCTTCCTAATTTACCAGCCTTCCAATAATCAAGTGTACTATCCCATAATAATGAACCAGAAATTGTGCTTGCTCCTGTTGGGTCTTGCACAACTAATCCACCGTTATTTGTACCAGTACCATTTAATTGAATTATGTTGTCTCCAATATTAACTGTGGTTGAATCTATCTGTGTTGTTGTTCCTTTAACTAATAAGTTACCCTTAACAGTTAGATTTGATCCGGTAATTTCCACCGCACCCAATACTGAAGAACTAAATGTATTTAAACTACTTGTTGCAGTATGAATAGCATTTATATTAACTGTATTCGAACTGGTATAAGAATTAATACTACTGCTAGCACTTTCAAGAGAATTCAATCTACTATTTTGAGTACTATTTGTTGAGTCGTTTGAAGATGTATAAGTGTTAAAATCTGTTCTTATACTACCGCTAGCGGATTCTAATGATGTTAATCTATTATTTTGAGTACTATTTGTTGAGTCGTTTGAAGAAGTGTAGGTATTAAAATCTGTCCTGATGCTACTACTTGCACTTTCAAGAGAATTTAATCTGCTATTTGCACTACCAGTAAAGGTATTAAGCGAGGATGTGGTTAATTCTAACGAATTTACTTTTTCGTTAATACTACTTGTAAAGCCATATATACTACCACTAAATTGTTCAATTGAATTTGTAAAAACATTTAAAGAACCAGTTGATACTTCTAAAGCAGATACTCTACCATCATTTGATGAAGTATATGAATTGAATACTGTTTCATCTAGTTTACCAGTACCAATCGGTTGTCCATTTAATGAAATAGAACCCGTAATATTAACAGATCCGGTAACAGATAAAGATCCACTAACTATTTGTGAGCCTGTAAGTGAATTTGAACCAGTTGTAGCAATTCTAGCTGGATCAATATATACAATGTTTCTATCAGCTTCAAGATTTAATATGTCTGAAACAACAGATATACTATTACCCATACCAGGGTGCGCGGTACAGTAATAGTACAAGGTTGTAGGGGTGTTGTCGGTTACCTGAATTTGAATATAGTCTGGTGTTGATCCTATTGTTACGCCTGTAGAATAAATCGTACCTCCATTGTGTGAACCATCATTTGTAGTTGAGAACCTAAATGGATGTGCCCCTATATTTGGAAATAGAAATCTATATGTAAACCCTTTAACTAATGTTAGAGGTGGGTTTTTAACACCATCTATGTAATATTTTCCACCTAAATCAGTTACAGACACAGTAACCAAAGAATTGGTGCCGACATTTATATTATTAACCTTTAAATTACCTGTAATTTCGGTATTTGTGTTAATTAATAAGCCATTTGCTTGTGAAATAGATGCGGTTGCTGATCCTTGAGATATTTGACTTAAATTAAGCCCGGTTACCCCACTAGCGGGAATATTAGATAAGCCAGCCCCATTACCACTAAAAGATCCAGTAAATGAACCTGTGGAATAGGATGCTGTAAAGTTATTAAAGCTATTCGTGTGAGCATGGAAGCTTGATGTTAGGGTATATGCTGCGGCGTGTGATGCTGAAACAGCATTTTCTGCTGTACCAGAAATGGTAGCAAATAATGTACCTAAGACCGTTAAATCACCCGAAATCTGGCCGGAGCCTGAAACCGACAGGGAACCCGATATTTGTGGATCAAAAATATTCATCTAAATATTGTGTTATTTTATTTAGATAAATATCCCAACTAAGTTATTCAATACCACCAAATTTTAGATGATCGACTTCTTTTTTAAATCGATAAATTCATGCAAGTTGTGGAATATATATGGATCGGTACCAATCTTGGCAAATTCTTTTAAAAATTCAGCGTGTTCTGGGTGGTTTGTGTCCCATATTTTAATTTTTTCAAACTCTTGAATACTGTATGTTCCCCAGTTATTGATTCTACCAAAAAATATTCTAGCCTTTTCTTTCAATATTTTTTTCATAGTATCCGCAAATAGCCCCATTTCTTTATAATTCTGAGATTGTACAACAAATGAAACTTTTATCTTTCTTATGGAAGGTATCGTATATATAAATTCAAGATTGTTTAACAAATTTCCCCAATTCCCACCCAGTCTAGTGATATTTTCATATGTGTATTGTGTACCAGCATCTATACTTATTTCACAAGACTCTACATATTTGTGAATATTAGGCATACTTTCCCACATACCCTTATTCCATAAGCTAGCATTAGTATGTAAATGTATATTTTTTAATTTTGGGTATTTTCCTGGGGTGAAATTTCTAAGATAATTTCTATAAGATACCGAAGCGAATGGATCGGCGGTACCCGAGCAATATATAGTTTCTATAGAATCAGAATAAGCCTCCTCAAATTCATATATTTTTCTATCTATTTCTTTTATCTCTTCACTGCTTGCCACAATCATTTTAATTCTACAGGAAGGACATTTATAATTACAAGTCCTATCAAATGACATTTGGAATATCTTTGGGCCGTAATCAACATAACCAGATTTTAAATTTAATATTTTTTCAGATACGTCTTTTCGATGTTGTATTGGACCAATAAATCCACCATCAAATGTTAATAATTGAGATAAAAATGGACATTGGTGTTTATCACAAAATCTATATGATCCGTCTAATACAGATTCTCTAATTTCTACCGCCTCATTTGAATTCCATAAATCTTTTAATGGTACATCATTAGGTAATTCTTTTAATAGCCAACTAGCACAACACATAAAGTTTTTATTTCCATGTATTTCTAAAGCCTGGAAAGGAACTGTACATATATAGTTTTTTAAGCCAACCATTTAAATTAAACTTTTACTTTTTGTGGGTATTCTTACTATTTTATGTGGGGCATCTATCCATAATTTAATACATTTTTCGTATTTTCTTAATCCCAAATATTCGTTTAGTTGATTAATTTTTACAGTATCTTTTTTAATAAAAATATCTTCATACGTAAACAACGGAAATCCATTTTTAGAAATAGTATCAAGCACTTTTGCTTCGGCTTTTAAATCTTTTTCAAGTTTCTGGATATTTTTCTCATCTTCAACGGATAGTTCGTAGTATCTTGGTTTATGCCAATTTATGGGTATTTTAGAGTTGTTTGATAATTTTTCGTGAAAGATAATACTTTCGGCTTGCAGTCTTTTATTCTCTCTTTCCAGTAATATTATTTTGTCAAAAAACGTTTGAAGCCATTTTAAATAATCATCATAATTGTTAAACGATTCGTAAGGGTATCCATCATCATCTAAAAAAGTCTTTATAAGTATATTTTTTTTATCTATAATTTTATCTATATTTTTATGTTTATTCTCACTATCTGATGTTCTAAAATTAAATGGCTCGAACATAACATCAAATTTTTTATTTTCTGAAGTTAAACAACAATTTATATAATTAAATAGTGATGTAGAACCACTTCTAGCGTTACATAATATTGCGATCCTCATATTAATTTTTTTTCTTTGTCTAGTTTGTAATAATTAAAATCGGTATCGTTAATCCAAATATTAAGTGCGCATCTAAGTCCGTTAAACACTGGCATAACCCCATGGTATATTTTATTACCCTCAAATGTAACCCCCTCACCAATATTTAAATGAACTTTAACATCTGAATCTTTTATGTTAACACTTTTTCTAGATAAACAAAAATCGCCATCTTCATAACCATCCGAAAGAGATATTACAGTAGTATAATTGGAGGTTTTATCTAAATGTAGATCGAGATATCTTCCATCATAATATCTAGTTAAACTTATATTAACATTCTTTATGTTAAACTCACCATAATTAAACCAGAATTCAATTTTTTTTTCTAAATAAAGTTCCTTGATTTTATTTATTACCCTATTCTTAAAATTTTCATCATAAATTCTTCTACAATCCCAACTGTTTAATTCGTGCTTATAGTATGAAAATACTTCACCGTTTTGCATTGAAAAATCAATTAAATAATCACACTCGTCTTTATCAAAAAATTTATTTACTGAATATTTCATATAATATAAGAATTAGGTATAGATGCTTTTTCTAATAATCCGTTTTTTAAAATAAAACTATATAACTCATCAGCAATTAATTTATAACCATTTTTGTTTGGGTGTTTACCGGCCGTATTTTCTGTCCAATAATTTCCATCCTCCCAAACATCACTTCTTTTCGTGTCTATCAAAAAGTCTGCAAATGTTTTATCTTTAAATCCCCAATATCTATTTTTATCTATATGTCTTGTATTGTCAACTTCTTCTATAATATCACTACTTATCATTCCATCAAAAGCATCACAGAAAAGATATCTTATACCCATTCCTTTAAACATAAATTGAAGATATAGTATATAATTTTGATTTACTATGTCATAATACGTGTTAGTAAAAAGATCCGTAACATAAAAATCTCTAAAATTTTTCTCTATCCTATTGTATTCGAAGTTTGAATCACTATCTTTTTCAAACAAATACCTATATAAAAATCTTTTGTTTTTATATCTTTTACCCCATAAATTAAAATTATTATCTTTTGGAAAGAATGGTAAATTGTCTCTCAATGATGAGGACCACATTATAACAACAAAATCATCTTTGCCGATGATTTTATTTTTTAATCTTGAACAAATTGAATCGAATATAACATGATTACAAAAACCACCGACGCCGTCATTTTGAAATTCACATTTAAGTAAATCGGAAAGATGTTTTGGCCAACAATATTTGTGTCTTATAATTGTTCTTTCTTCTGGGACTTCAGTTGTTTTTTCTTCATTTATATTTCCACCCACACCTTCGGTCCAGCTGTCACCATAAGCAAACAATTTCATAGGTTTATCCTAAATGCTTATTTTTTATTGCGTTAACTACTTCTTGAAATGCTGCTGAAACTTTTGTTTTAAGTTCATTTGATATTGGGGCGATAATTGGTTTAATCACCTGCGCCGGTCTTTCTATTCTTTCTTTTTGTGCCATTTTTATGTGATTTATATTTTTTATTAAAGTTTACTTTGTCCGCCGCTACAACTTGGACAATACCAACTATTGCACCAGTGGCCGCAATAGTTCCATGGACACCAGCAAGAGTTGTGCATAACGCTAAAATCACCGTCACCTATATCAACTAAGAATAAATCGGACGGTTCAAAATCTAAAGTATAAATTGTCTTTTGAGCGTGTTCCATTTCCAGGCTAGCAATCTCTACTTTAGTTAGTTGATTGGTATTTGAATCTGTTATAACTAACTTGTCACCAACATACATTTTATTAACTCTTTCGAATTTGGTTGCTGTTGAATCTTTTTCTTCAATATAGTACACACAAGATGGTGCATCTATCCAGCTTCTGCCATCAACTAATGTTATTCTAATATATATGGTGTCAACTAAAGATGATACTTTGTTTTGAAGTGTTGTACCTGTTTGAATTAGTGTTTCATTATCCCTTACCAAATTACTATCCCATCCAAAAACTTCAACCTTACCCTCTTCAAATTTGGCTGCATGGTTATCGTTAAAATCAACATAGTCGATTGATCTCATGAAATCACCCAATTGAATGGTATCCACATCAGCCAATGTTCCGTCATATTTTAATATTTGACTATCGTCATCTGTATGATAATCATTTATGGTTGACTCGCCAATTTCTTTGGTAATATATTTAAATCTACTTTTTTGGTTTAATCTATTAGTACCGGCTACATATTCATCGGCATAGAAAGATAATGGTAAAATCGTAGATTGTGTATATCCCCCCATGTTTATAATATCTAAATTAGGCCCGTATATAATATCGATACTTCTAATAATTGAATATCTACCTTCAACTAGGTTATCCTCTGAGAATATAAACTCTTGAGCTAAACAATCTGACTCTACTGATGACTTTAACGTGCTTAATTCATTTGAATCGCTAACTTTATGAATAGCTGGATATGTTAAAACGTTATATTGTGGAGATTTTGATTTTATTAAAACGTTAGGTGCGGTGCTACTAAAATCAACATCATCCAAAGTATCAAGGCTCAATTGAGGTGAGTTAAAATAGGTTTTTGGCGAATAGGTTGACCCGCTCATTAGTGAGAAAAACTCAAATTTATCTGCACAATATGTTTCATCAACCAGGGCAGTGGTATCAAAAGACTGCCTTAATATAAACTTATTTGGGGCGTCTTCAATGTAAGGAACAGTAACAGAATTCATGGGAACAACATATTCATTAAAAGTAATATTGTTTTCCAAGCATTTTTCCTGTAGTATTTTTTTAAATTTAAATGGTTCCATCATTGGCTTATAGGAATCGCCCTGTGTCCAAATAAAGTGGAATTCTGTTATGTTGTTAGCATTTAAAACACTAAAAAGTGGATCGTAGTCCAACAATTCAGCACCTGCATTATAAATTGTGGTGTTTGTATTTATTTCTAAAAACTTAACCGTATCATCTTTCTGTAGTAAATCACTACCAATTATTGTTGCTTTCATAATTTTTTTTGTACTAATATAAATATACCATTCAGACTATTATTTGTAAAGTATTATTGCTAATAAATATATATACATATATATCAAATTATAGATTTGTTATCCTTAGTTGGTAATAAATCTATATAATTTTGGTCCACGATTTCCCATTTTTTTTGTGTACAGGGATTATAGAAGTTTGAAAAAACCTTTTTATTTAGTGGGCATCCGCAATCGGCGCAATATGCTGACCACTTGACCCCCTTTAGAACTTCTTTTCTATAATTACACCCCAAGCATATTTGCAGTCTTTCTTGTGCTAGTTTTTCTTGCTCAACTGATGGGTTGAATGAGATTTTCCAAGCTTCAAATATTTCCTTATAATCGATCATATTATGCTATTATCCATTTTGGGTAAATCGTAATAATCATAAATAGTATTGTATCTTTTTACAAATTCATCATCAAAACTAATTTTACATTCAATATGCTTACTTGAATTAACAGACTGAAGTTTGAAGGGTTTATTTAGGGTTTCTGATACCCAATTTTCTAATTTATCCATTTCATTGAAATCAAACCAAATTATATCTTTATCATTATTAGTCCAAAAAGATATGGGGGTTAATAAAATGTCGATCATATTGATCACATACGCCTTTGTATTTTTTTTAAAATACTCCTCTTCTGATTTCTTAAACTTTGAGGTTACTGATATGTTGATTTTTTTATCTAGTAATTTTAAATCAACTAAGTAATTGGAAATAGCTTCCCATCTACTTCGTTTTGTTATTAAATCATCCTTAGAAAAGAAAAATAATCCGTCTAAATCCAGATTCGAAAAAACATCGTGTATATCATTATGACCCATTCTTTTCAGGTCAAATAACACATGCTTATATAAGGAAAAAAATCTTTCGTGTCGCTGTCTTTTAACAGAAATAACTGGGTAATTGTATCCAAATTTACCTTTTAATTCACCTATAGACTCATGCCCATGGTATATGAAATCCATGATCTTAGATTTATCAACTAATGTAAAATCAATATCATTATTTGCTATTTCCCACTCACCATTATATGTTTGTACTTTAATGTTATTAAGAATACAAGAATAATTGAACGATGTGGAAGCGCATCTAGGTAAACTTAAGTATAGGAATTTATTTTCAACTAGCATTATATTAAACTTTTTTTTATCTTTTTTCTTGGCCAAACATTTAAAGAAAATCTTTCCCCAAATGTTACTTTATCTACAGAGTGTTGTATGTTAGAATCAAATATAAAAACACTACCTTGTTTTTTTTCAACAAAATGCTCGTCTTCATTTAACATATATTTGACATAACCATCTGTATAATCGTCATTAAGTTGAACAATATATGTGATTGTTGCGCCATTTAATACTTCGTGGTTATCTGAATGCCAATCTAAAAAATCCCCCTCACAATATTGATTAAAAGAATAGCTAACAATATCTTCATATGTTACCCCATTAAATGGATTAATCTGGTTGGATAATTCTATTATTTTTTTAGATAGATTTTTTAATACGGGGGTATCAAGTGTATCGCCTATAAAATAACAACCAGTTCTTTTATTATTGTCATATTCAACATTTTGTTCAACAAGTTTACCATTAACAAATCGCGAAGATTTCATTCTTAATAATTCACTCGACTTACCCAACTGTATTATTTCTTCACATTCGTCTTTTGTAAGAAACCCTTCAACATATTTTGTAAACATATTAAATAATCGATTTTTCTTTCTTTATATACTCAAACCCCACATTACCAGCCATAACGATTCTGTCTATTGTTGATTTAGGAGCATTATTAGGTGCGTGTGGCATATCGCCCGGCATTATAATTATATCATCCTCTTCTGGTCTAATCCAGTATTCTTTATTATTATTACCCTTAAAATATAAAACACCATCGTAATCTTCCATCACATCTGGCATTTGAATATAATAAACATAAGTAAAATCTGGAACAAACGACCCCATTTGCTTATTGATGTCAGTGTGAACATGGTATTTGTCAACATCTTTTAATTCCCCGTGTTTAAATTGGATTTGGACTGGGTCTTGAGAGCGAACAACATTCACCCATGCATCGGTGTTAATTTTATTATATATTTTGTTTTTATCTTGATAAATCTCTTTACAAAGATCAATCCCCATTTGAACTATTACATCTAGATTTGTTTCTATATTAATTTCACCAATAAAATTCAAATTATTGTTCCATTCTTTTTTGTAACCAAATCCATCTGTTTTCACATCTGGTTGGGAATCTATTACTGAATACGCTTCTTTTAATAAAATGGATTTATAGTCAACCTTATTTAATTTAGTTTTCCATATACATGTAGATTCATCAAAGTAAATTTTTTCCATCAGTAATTAATTTTCTATTTTTAATCCCATTGTTTATGATGTTCCAAGCATCTATTGGGAAAATTTCTAAGAATTTCCACACCTCATTTATCTTTATATCGCTCTTAATGTTATCCTGATTATCAATGATATCTAGTAATCTTTTTGGTTTATTTTTTCTAGATTCCATTACTTTTTTCCAAAAGAATGTCGTGTCTTTGTTTCCAAAATAATGGTAATAAATGAACAACATATTTTGGTTGTTTACTTCGTGAACTAAGTCATTATAATTTTCAGGTGTTTTGTTTTTCATTGTCATATTATAAAAAACAATAAGCTGGATCACCGTAGTCATAATTGATGTTGCTTCTAACGGTTCTAAAAACCCACCACTTAAACCTATCGCTATACAATTTTTAATCCACACTTTTTCATAACAACCAGGTTCAAACTTTATTAATTTATTAAATTCTACGTTATGCCCCAAAAATTTGATCACCTCTTGTTTTGCTTCTTCTTCTGTGATTTCATTCATGTCGAATATATAACCACATCCCTTTCTGGTTTGCAAAGGTATTTGCCACATCCATCCATGATTCATAGCAATTGAACGAGTTTTGGTGTATAATTCGTTTGTATTCTCATGTATGAAAAATGGGATCGCTGCATTAACTTTTAAATGCTCAGAATATGATTTCCATTTTGACTTATAATGATTTCCAATTAACAGTCGTCTAAATCCAGTACAGTCAATCACAAAATCAGATGGAACGATAGTTTCACCTACTTTTAATCCAACTATTTCATCATTATCATTTGTAATTGGTTTTTCTACTATTCCTTCGACCCAAATAACGCCTCTTTCGAGTGAAACCTTTTTCAAATATTTGGCAAATAGGCGAGCGTTAAAATGAAATGCATGAATAGGTATTTTGCCTAGTTTGTTATATTGTAATGGATGAAAATAGCTATCGTTTTCATTCGTCCAATTTTCAAAATCTATACCAACCTTGAATGTTGCATCACAATTTTCTATTAAATCATTATCTGTTATCCCCAACTCATTTAATATGGTTTTTAGATTTGCAGTAGATCCTTCACCAGCCCCGAGTATACCAATTTCGTCCGACTCAATTAATGTAATATTTGAATTTTTAAATTTATCATTCAGATATAACGCACTTAGCCACCCAGCGGTACCTCCACCTATAATGACAATATTATTCATTATTTGTTTTTGTTTATTAAGCCAAATTTTATCCATTTATACCACACCCTTTCGTGTAAAAAATATATTACTGGTTTTAAAATTAATTCACCAATCCCAACCATGCCAGCCCATTTTAATGGGAGTCCAGCTGAGACTGTTAATATAATTGTTGTTAAAGTCCCAATTAATCTATAACTGATACTTTTAGCTATGTGTCTTTTTACCAGTGGCATCTATTTCTCCTTTTCTAATTTTAGTTCCGCTTATTTCCGCAATTTCATTTGGTGGCTCATGATAAATAACATCATATCCAACGCCCCTACCATAATTTACCGATTCAATATCTGGGATAATTGATACAAAAAGTTTATCCCAATTTTGTTGGAAGAAAGGCTCATTTTGTAGCATTGTTAAAACTTCATGCGCTGTTTTTGGGTTATTCTCATCAACTTTAACGTCTCTGATTGCTACCCAAACATTTTTACCTTTATCTAATTGTTGGCGAATAAGCCATTCATGGCCAGCGTGCCAATTTTGCCATCTTCCGATGTACATTGCATATTTCTTCATAAGAAAAGTGTATTAAGTAATTTATTAGTGGATTCTTCTACTGATTGATCTGTTGTATTCATATCAAGATACCTTTCTGTTGGTGGTTCATAGTCATCAACAGCAAAATGCTCTCTACCTCTTGTTTCAGTGGTATGCACATATATTTCTACAACAGAATTCTCTGATTTAAATTTATCTCTCTGGTCTTTATATGGAGAAACCAAAGACACAACTACTGAATACCCTTTAGTATTCAAGAACTTAGCAATGTCTTGTGCTCTTTCGATATTCTTTCTGCGTCCAGCTTCTGAATAATCTTTATTTTTAAATACATCTCTTAGATGGTCACCATCTATATGTATCGTTGTTGCTGCTGGGAGATGTTTCATTAATTCTAAAGCCAGCGTAGTTTTACCCGATCCGGGTTGTCCTGTAAACCAATATATCATGCATATAATATAAGGTTTTTTTCTTGGATTACAAAATGTTTGGGGTGTTTTTTAACCAATCAATTTCGGCTTTTAATTCTTGTATTTTCTTTTCTCTAATTTCTGGATACATCTTTAAATCATATTTAGAAAACCACACATGTTCGTATTCTAAATTTTCAACATGGTCAATTCTATCTGGGTCTTTTACCCAAAATAATGCTCTACCTGGTGCTCCCTCGCTAGCTGAATCAACCTCAGCATATGACATGTAAATTCTATTCTCAATTGATTCAACTTTTGATTTTAATTTTCTTGCGCTGTAACCTAAAATACCTTGATCTGCAATCAACCAAAGCCACTCTGGAACATAATCATACTTTCTTGTGATAATATCTAAATGCTTCTTTAAGTAGTCATTCCTTAGTTCTTCATTATTCATGAAAACAAAAGAAGTATTAGGTACCATCATATTTTGATTAAAATCTTCAATACCGCCGATTTCACGTATTTGTTCTTCAAATACAAAAAATTCACCTCTTTGAACTTCCCATTGAGTATGTACTAGATCATAATTTGTGATCCAAGACGGTAGTTTGCTTCTTACTATGAAATCTAAATCAATAAAAAGATATGGAATTGGTTCTTTACCTATAACAATAGATTTACCTGTTGTCCAAAATCTACCTGGATTAACTTCAGAATATTCTTTGTTAAAAGATTCTAATGTATCAACATCAATCTCATCCCATAAATCGATCATATTGTTCTTTTTGTAAAATTCGTAACCAACATTATCTGTATACAATTTAGTTGGTCCGATATGTCTTTTTGCTCTTCTTACTGCAGTTTCTTGTATTAATAATTCGTAATCTACAATTTCATAAGTTTCATTACTTAAATCAACTAATTTTAGTTTATTATACCCCTGCGCGTCTTCCTTAAAGAAATATGGTTTTGTCCAGTTTACAAAAATGACTTTAATGTTATTCATGTATGAAATATAAGTTTTTTTTAATTAATTTTGAAATAAATTTATTTAAATCTTTCTGATTGAAATGTGTTTCGTATTTGGCATCACAAACTAAAGGCTCAAATCTATAAACATACTCTTCTAATGTACTAACAAGCTTTTTTGTATATTCAACAAAAGCCATTTCTTCTGTTGCTATTCCTATTTCATGTTCATAACTAATTGATATTAAATCATTTATGATGCTGGCGTTGCTACAATATATGAAACCAGCATTGGGGGTAACAAAACTATTGCCCCATTCATAGTGATGTTTTTGTAAAAATATTTGTTGCTTTAATACATATTTTTTACGCTCACTATCTAACAACTCACCCCATTCGTTTAAAATAATGTCAGAATAATTTTTTGGATACAGATAAAGTGGCATTTGTATCTCTTGATCTTGAAGTTTGAGTAAATAAAAAAAATCTTTATCTATGGGTTTTAATTGTTTGCAATCCCAGTCTAAAAAAATAACCTCTTCAAACATTTTTATACCCATCTTAATAGCCTCTAATTTATGAATCATATATGTACTTGAGTTATACAAATAATGATCCCCATATTCAGTGGGGTTGTCACTCATTAGTATCGTTTCATAACCAAGTGATTTAATAAATTTGTTGTTTTCTACTCCCCAAACATAAACCATTTCATTTAAATTTTTATTTTTAGAAACTTCAATAATTTCATGTTTGTGTCTCTCGTTGAAGTTACTCAAATCCCCCCAAAATGCTCTTATAAATTTCATATTAATTACTTGTGTTTAAAATAAACATCTTTAATAATGTACGCTTTTTTATAATCCATCAATTTTTGTTCTTCATTGTCCCACCAATCATACCCAGATTCTTTAGTACCAATAACCATCGGTTCAATATACATTACATATTCGTTAACTTTAAAATTTTTATAATGATACGCAACTGATAATTCATCAGGGACACTTTCCATATTTTGCTCTTGAATAATTGCCAACAATCTATCGGCTATTTTTATATCGTTACAATATATAAATCCGGTATTTGGTAATATAAAATTATCACCTAAATTATAGGCATATTTTCTAATAGACTTTTCTAAAACATTAAAAAAATTAACCATCTTATAATCATGTGTGGATTCCTTTAAAAATGTGAATGCGTTGCTTGGATAAACATATAATGGAACCTGTAATGAAGAACCCTTTGATTTTATTAAGTCATAAAAATTGTCATCTAATTCTTTGACTTTTCTAACGTCCCAATCTAAAAATATGACTTCTTTATATTGTTCTAATGCTATCTTTAATCCAACTATTTTATGTGTTAAACTTCGGTAATCAACAAATGTATGGCCAGAAGCAATTGTATAATCGTAACTATTTTCATTAATTAGGTAACATTCATAACCCATTTCATTTAATATTGTATAGTTTTCTTTACCCCACACATAAACCATTTCATTTAGGTTATCTTCTTTAGCTTCTTTAATTTGATTATGATACCTATTAATGTCCCCCCAAAATATTCTAACAAATCTCATTCTCTAAATAATTTATAATTCTATCCGCAATATGTGTGTGGCCAGTTTCATTAGGGTGCTTATCGTTTTTGTCTGACCCTTTATTACTATCTGATAATGTTAATTTATTCTCCGACACATATTCAATTATAGCATAGTTTTTATCATTAGTTGATGTGGGAAAATTAATTTTGTTTAGACTTTCAAATCGATCAAACTTGTTGTCTAAGAAAAGATATACATACTTTATTCCAATCTTTTTTTCTAATAATTGCATCAAATGATTAACTTTTCTAAATTTAAAATCTAATGTATAATCCCCCCAGTTATTAATATAATCAATTAATATTTCAATTTGATTGTCGGTCATAGGATATTTTTCTCTGCCGCCACCCCAAGCATTAAAGACATCAACAGTTTCCCTTACTGTTTTGCCAATACCAGCAGATGTATAATAAAAATTATTATCTAATATATAACCCTCTCTATTACCTGAAGTAAATTGATATATGATTAAATCGTTTTTGTTGAATTCTAACGAATCAATCAGCAATTTTTCATATATTAAATTATGGCACATTGCTGGAAAAGAATTGTTTTTATATTCAACGTTTAAGTGTCTGGCTATTTTATTTGTATATGTTTCGTTTTCATCAATCCAAAAATTGTATGAAAATGAACAACCGTATGTATAGATTTTATTTATCATTTATTATATTGAGCATTTTTTTAATGCATATGATAAAGCGATTCCTTCGGCATTATCATAGCTAGGATATGTTGGATTTTTTAATGACATCTTTCTGAACAATGGTTGAATATTTTTAAGATGTTTAACTAAGCAATTAGCGTCAATATCTTTAGAAAAGAATAATTCTGTTTCTCTGATTGCCACTAATTCTGTGTAATCTATATCCGGTTCTGACCAATCTTCTATTAATGGATTAAAAAATTCATATTGAAGATAGTCTTTGAGGTGATTACCAAACGGCCAATGCGATTTAAAATAAAATTTATTTGTTTTTACAAAATCGAAATTAACCTCAGATGTCTTAGTTATGTCAACATAAAAAACATCCCTTTTGAATTTATTGACCATATTCAAGCTGAAGTATAGTTTATCAAAATATGAAAATTTATCATTCATATATTTCTCGTAATAAAAAATATTTTTAGTTTCAATATCGCTTAATAAGCATATGTCATATGATTTAAAAAAATCTAACGCTTCTTTTAATTTATCATTATAATGCTCCCCAACTGAAACTAATGCTATTATCATATTAATGATTTTTTTGTAATATTATCACCATCTTGTATATTAAAGTTTATTACACATCTATGAGTTTTTCCATAAAATGGTTTAACAGAATGTACAATATCGTATGGCCATATCATTAATAAACCCTTCTTAGGCTTTATAAAATGAGACATACCTCTAACATGAAACGTAAATACACCACTATATGGATGATCCGCGATTGGGTTACCATCACTGAGATAATACCCACCTACAAAACTTAAACTAGTTTCTTCGTCCGGAGACCATCTACAATGATTATGTTGATTGTGTCCTCTACCTGATGTTGGGGCATAATATTGAATCCAGCTCTCAGTAATATTTGGATTATTATTATGTAAAAAATCTAATTTATTTAACATATCTATATAACCTTCTTCACATCTTTTACGGATAGTTTTAATTGATTCTTCGGGTCTATCTAAGAAATCGTTAGGTGGAACAGCAAATCTGCTACCTATTGGGTTGAACTCTGTGGGTTCTACCCACATATCTCTATTATTATAGTTTATCTCATATGTTGATTGTCGTTCAAAATCGTAAACTTCCGGTAACTCTTGTCCCATTCTTTTTTGTTCTTCGCTTAGTTCGTTAAACCCAATATTATATACTTCGTCATGCAGATCGTGGTCATCAAACTGTTTAACATATAAAGGTATAGGAGCTAAATGAAAAATGTTTTCCTGATGTGTGTTTATTATTGGATTTTTAAAATACATAACTTAATGTTTATAAGTGAATGGATCTCGTTTTTTAAGTTCCTTTATTTTTTTTTCAAATCTTTTTTTCTTTTTATAGTCTTGAATTTTGTTTAAAATCCATTGAATTAGTCTTTTCATATTAGTTTCTTTTCTTTGTAGTTATATTTTATTTTTTCGTTTATTACATCTAAAAAATAATTAGCCTGCACTATGTGACCTTTAGTTGCAAAATGATAATCAACAATTTTACCGTTTGTTTCGTCAAAAATTCTTGTAGCGCCATGTTGCTCCCTTAATACCATTAAAAAATTATCATGATTAGGTATTGTTTTATCAAATGACCATATTAATAATTTCATGCCGATTAGGTCACATATTTTTTTAATTAATTTTTCCCAACTAATAAGTTCATCAACCCATTTTTGTTCCATTCTATTAACAAGTATTTCTTCTATACTTTTCGAACATATACCATCTATTAATTTTTCTGGAATAAAACCAGGACCGACCCTCACAAAATCATTTATTTTATTATTAACTAGCCTAAATCTTTCTTTATATGACCATCCGATTATCACAACATCACCTTTTTTGAAGCTATCAACGTTATCACAAAATGAATGAAATATTTCATAGTTTGATGATCCCCCAATAGCCACATTATTTAAGTTAAGACCTAATTTTTCTGAAAGTAATTCGGGCCATGTCTTAGGAAATTTACCACCATTATATTCCTTATATTGATCAAATTCTTTTCTGTCAGAACGTTCATAAAATGCTGTATATGAGCACCCAAAAGTGTGTAATGTATTCATTCTAAATTAATTTAATATTTTCTATAGTATGTAAATTAATTGGTAATGGCATTGAATTTATGATAGTTGTCCATTTTTTTACATATTCATATGTGCTTTCATTTAAAGATAAA